ATGGGAGAACCCATTTTTCCCAAGTCCAAAGAGGACTCTGTTTGGCGAGGTCAGTATAAATCGCTCAAAGAATACTACGAATGTGAATATGACCCAAAGTATTTTTCTTTCGACAAGTACCAATTGGAAATCGACCCCGACGAGCCGAAGGAACATGCCGATACTTATGACGAGATACGACGCCAGAAAGAAATTATCAAGTGTTGTAATAGCTTTGCGTACTTTTGCCACAAATATGTAAAGATTCTACACCCGATGAAGGGGTTGATTCCTTTTATTTTGTACAAGTACCAGCACAAAGTTATCAATGACTACAACAACCACAGATTTAACATAATTAGCAAGTTCCGTCAAGGTGGATTGACCACCGTAACTCTTTTGTGGGGTCTATGGCGGTGTTTGTTCCAGCTAGACCAGCAGATCATGTTGCTTTCCAAGGCTGATAAAGAAGCTACGGATATTGGCATGATTATTGACCGTGCCGTGGAACACTTACCGGCATGGTTGGCACCCGATAAAAAGGCTGGTAAATGGAATGACCACTTGAAAATGTTTACCGAAACTGGTTCAGCAATTAAGTTCCACTCCCCGGTTTCTGCCCGTGGTAAAGCCGTTACATTTTTGATCGTTGACGAAGCGGCCTTTATTCCAGACATGGAAACTCATTGGAAAGCTATGTGGCCAGTACTTTCTACTGGTGGTTCTTGTACGCTTATTTCCACGGTTAATGGTATCGGCAACTGGTATCATCAAGTTTACGTTGAAGCAAAAGAAAGTCTCAATAGGTTTCACATCATTGATTTGGATTATTGGGAACACCCAGATTACAACAATACCGATTGGGTTGCGGAACAAAAAGCCCAGCTTGGCGAAAAGGGCTTCTTGCAGGAAGTTTTGCGTGAGTTCCTTGGTACAGGCGATACTTATTTCTCGACCAAGATTATTCGTCAACTTATGGAGCAAACGCTCAACAACAATCCCAGCCGTAAATTATTCCCAAAATGGGCCAACAAAACAGGTTTTGTTTCACATATCGAAAAGGATGACAACCGGGGTGCGTTGTGGATGTGGAAGGAACCCGTTGACGGTCATGAGTATGTCATCGGTGCGGACTGTGCCGAAGGTCAGGGCGAAAATAACGACAATAGCGCATTCCAGATCATTGATACTGCCACGCTAGAACAGGTTGCCGAATTCTATTCAAATACTGTCGAGCCACACGTTTTTGCCCAAATTTTGAATGAGCTTGGCGTTTATTACAATAATGCAATTGTGGCCGTAGAAAATATGGGTCCGGGCGGTGCCGTCCTGAGCAATTTACAACATACGTTGTTCTACGAAAATTTATATTACGAAGACACGAAAGGCAAATCAACGAAGCCGGGCATTAAGATAAATCAAACGAATAGACCTATTTTCTTGGAATCCTTGCAAAATAGATTGACCAACGAAACTATCCGAGTCAACAGCATTCGATTTACTAATGAATTAGGTACGTTTGAATACAATCCAATCACAAAGAAGGCGCAAGCCCAAAAGGGTAAACACGATGATTCCATCATGGCTATGTGCATAGCCCTGTTGGTTCGTGATTCTATGCTTCGAGATATACCTATCGGGGCCGAAATTCCAAAAGAAATTTTGTCGAGCGTCAAAACTCAAGTATATGAAGAGATTAAGCGAGAATTGCTGGAAGGAAAGCCAGAGGATTTGCTTGCCGAAGATGAAGATGTAGACCTTCTTGGCGTAGATAAAGAAACAATACTTCCGGGTGTTGTCTTTGACACAAGAAGAAGAGGAGACAAATTGCTCAGAGAATTTGGATGGGCTATAATTCCTCCTATCTTGTTTTTAGAAAACAACTTATGTCAAATTTTAGAATCATTTACTAATTGAATCTCTATCTGATTTTTACTTTTCAGAAAAAAGGAATGAAATGTCATTTGCGAACTTCGTAGAAAAGAAAACTAGCTATAAGCCTCCGGGTTTATCTCTGGATAATTACAAAGAAAAGTTGTCTGAGCATGTATTTTCTTTGCAAAAAACTGGAGGCTTATCTAGACACTTTCTAAATCTTCCGAAAATTGAACGCTTGTTGCATGAAATCAATTACCCAGACAAGGAGAGATTTCTTGTTTCTATTACTACTGGGAATACCACTAAAATTCGCAAAATATCCTTGGAGTTCAATGATTGGTCCAAACAGCGTACTTCCAAAAGCATTAATGAATTACAAAATTATTTGGCGAGATTGAAATCCTTCCTTTATTTTGACAAAGAGTTGGGGATAGACGATGCCAAATCAATAATTGAATCTAAACTGAAAGAGACGGAATTTGAGGCCAAGGCTGTGTTGCAAAACATAGATTCCATAATCAGATTATCTGATTGGGGACACATGGATATTGTCGTGGAACCAATATTTGAAGGTTCCGGCGATCTGGTAGCAGACGAATTTAAAGTCTGCGTAGGCGACAACCATTTTGTTTATGCAAAGACCACGACTGGACATGAGATTAAAAATTTGGAAATAAATGAATCGCAGGTTATTGAATCTCAAAAGCTACTTTGGTTGCAAAATAAAATGAATAAAGGGGTCTTTAAGGAATTCGTAAAGTTGTATTTTCTTCAACCAAAGAAAAAGAGAGCTATTTTTGAACAAATGAAAAAAGATTTAGCTCTAGGGCGACCTGTATCTTTCCCTGCCCACATCACTCTTTACGAAAATAGACCGGAAGCTGATGAAAAAGAAGATTTATGGAAAGTTAAAATGGAAAGAAAATATTTGGCTGAGAACTCAAATAACTACGAAGTTTTGGGGGACGATGTTCCATTCCGCTGGCTAGAAATGGTAGGCAATGATGAAAAATAACACAAATGAATCCAAAGAATATCTGGTCAACGCTATAAAGAATTTACCAAACGATTTCGCCCTAAGTGACGTGCGATTTCACCTTAAAACCGCTTTGAGCAAACTTGAATCGGTGGAAGCCAAACGTGCCAATCGAGAAGCACAACAAACAACCGGCAATAATTGGGTCATGGTCAATAACGAATTGATGCATCCAGAGATTGCCAAGAAAGTAATTTCTCAATTGGATGCCATGATAGGTGCCGAAAAGTTGCGACTCGAAGAATACCGAAAAAAGAAAGAACCTAAAGATGGAGACGAAGATATTCAGGCACTTTTTGGTTGAAAGCGGCAAAATAAAGAGAGATTATTCTTCTGTCCAACTTAATGTGCCAGATAGACTTGCTGATGAAATTATTTCTTGGGGATATGACAACATACCTGAGAAATATGTGTTTTCTAATCCAGACAGGCCGTCGTTCGGTCGTGAAGACAACATTCACATAACCGTACTTTACGGGATTTTAGACAGATATAAAACAATTGTTGTTGATTTGTTGAAAAATATCAAACCATTCACAGTGCGGCTTGGCAAAATGTCTTTATTTTCTAACGACGTATTTGATGTTTTGAAAATAGATGTTGATAGTCCCGATCTACATTACATCAATTCCATCTTAACTAAGAACTTAGATGTTGTCCAGACATACCCAAAATATATCCCGCATGTGACAATAGCCTATTTAAACAAAAACAAAGGCGGAACATACAAAGGGCTTGAAGAATTTAATGGTGAAAAATTCCAAATAAATAACCTGATATTCTCTTCTAAAGATGGCACGAAACACGAAATTAAATTAGGAGCAAGCAATGCGTAAAGATTGGAATGGCATAATGAAGGTTTTGGAAATAGAACAAGTCCGCAATGGTAAGGTTCTTTGGTCCAAGAAAAACCTCTACAATACTCTCCATGCAGAAGGCGAAGCGTATTTCTTAAAGGCGCTTTTCAGAAACCCCGGCGACGGAAGCATACCTCCCCAATTTTACTACTTAGGATTGGATGCTAGAATCTCATTAGATATTTCTGATACAATGACTTCTCTTTTGGATGAACCTAATTCAAATGGTTATTTCAGACAAGCCGTAAGTTCTAAGCCAGATCAACCTACCGGATGGTATATTACTGCCAATGAAGGATACAGCAAAGCTCTTGGTTCAATTGTGACCTTTAGTGCTGCCGGTGGTTCTTGGGGGCCAGTATCGACGTTGTTCTTGACAACTCAGAATAATAACGATGGAGTTTTAATATCAAGTGTTTCGCTATCCGAAGAAGCCTACCTAGATAGCGGCGATGCTATCAATGTTAAAATGGCTATGACTTTGAGGGATTGTCCACTTCCATAAATCTCGTTATTAAGCGGCTAATGTTTTAAGCATCATTTCATATGGCACAATTTGAATGTAATGTATTATGTCATAATAAATCGGCTTATGAACCTTGTTGAATTCTCTGTAAAATAGGCATTCTGCCCCGCCGTCATCTGCATCAAGAAGTTTTTTCTCCGAATTTTGGCCATCTATTATTTTTGGCAAATTTAGCTGAAAGCCCGTTTTGGTGGCAATAATCGGCGTATTTTTCCCATCGTTGGTAACAATATATTTACAGAATATCTCTTTCGCTGGCTCGGAGGTATTTCCTTTAAAGAACCAGACCGGCACTGATATTCCCAAAATTTCTATCGGTTCACCATTGGTGACTTTGTATCTCTCTTCTCTGGTTAGAAAAATATTGTGACTAATTGTAAGAGTTAACATGGGATGGAACCTATATAGTTTATATCAAAAGATTGGACCATGAAAATATATTTTGACTAATTGTAAGAGTTAACATGGGATGGAACCTATATAGATTATATATTAAAGGAGTGGTCGTGAAAAGATTTCTACCAGCCCTGTCCTTAATTCTATGTCTGGGTTTTTTGGGAGTTCAAGATAAATCTCCAGACCGCCTATCGCCGCCAATCGAGCGTATTCACTCATTCGATAATATGCCTCTTGTTAAGGGAAGCCGGACTTTACACAAGTCAAGCGAACCTCCTATTGAACAAAGAGGAGAGGCTTATAGAAAGTGGCTGTCGTCCTCTGTCAAGATTTCAGTATCTAACGCTTCAGGCTCAGGCACAATCGTTTATTACAACTCTTCCTCTAACACAGCATATGTAGCAACTTGCGGCCATTTATGGGATGAAGGAATAATGTCGGCTGAAGAAGGCAAGCTTCGTAATTTAACTTGTAAGATTGTCATATGGTATCAAAACGAGAAAAAACTCAAATCTACCAAGGTTTATAACGCCAAAGTAATCTTTTACAGCAATGTTAGTGGTGCCGACTCAGCTTTAGTCACATTCCAGCCTGATTGGGTTCCAACTTATTTTCCAATTGCCCCTAAAAACTACAAATATAAAAACGGCCAACGTGTACACTCTTGCGGTTGTGACGGCGGAAGAGAAGTGGCTCATTATGATGTTGAAATCATTGGTATCCAAAATAACGATTTAATTACCTTCAGAAACAGCCCTCGTCCGGGTCGTTCTGGCGGCGGTTTAATGGACGATCAATATTACATCGCCACATGCTGGGGCACTGAAAGTTATAGCGGCACCGGCAAAGGATATTTTACGCCTTTAAGTGCTATTCACAGAGTATTCTCGAAAAACGGCTACAATTTTTTGCTGAATATTCCTCCGGGTGGTTCCGCCGCTAGAGAATTGCCTATTGTTGACCGTAATGGCTCTCAAGGCACTTACTCAGAGGAATATATTCTTTTACCCGGTCGTTAAACAATGATCGATCATGTCAATGAATAAAAAGGACAAATTTTTCGCCATTCGCATTTTCTACATTGATCCCCCACTCTGCCGTGGGCCTCATCTGGATGCATGTCCTTTATTGTTTTATACGAGCCAACTAGTTCTTGTTCCGCTGTTTCTAAAGACTCTTCCGTAAACTTCGTGGGCACAAGTTCTGGTCCCTCGACATAATATAAAGCCGCCCGTATATACTCGGCCTTCACGTTGAATAATTTTTGTAAAACTCTAGCATAAGATCGCAATTGCAAATCTTTTCGGATCGTGTTAGAGTTCTTGCGGAAAAATCCTTTCTTTGTGGTTTTATAATCCAGAATGAAATATTTTCCGTTCCGAATAATTAGTCGGTCGATCACGCCTTTTACGAGACAGTTATTCGGCGGGTCGAAATCGTGAACGAATTCGTATTCCAATTCGCCATCGTAACCAATACGGTCACTTAACGCCTTGATATTTTTCAAGTGCTGGGGGAATTTGTTTTTGTAGGCATCGGGCAGTGGTGACGAGGGCTTGTTGAATTCCAGCAGAATCTTCCCGCCCAAAACATCGTTGGCAATCAGAGCAATATCTTTTTTGCCTTGTTCCTTGACATAATATTCTGCGACTTTGTGGACTATTTTTCCATAAATGAGGTAGTCCGGGGTAGGTTCAAATGTTACAATCTTCTGATGGTATTTGTAATTGTATTTCGCAGGGCACTCGTCAAAAGTTTGCTTTCTTGAAACTGAAATGTGTTCTATATTCATGATTTCCTCCGGTTCATTTATTCTAAGGTAAATAAGTCGTCATGGCAATCAATTTTGAAAGATTCAAAGAATGGGCTGAGCGGAAATTTGGCGAGGTTGTCGTCAAAAATAAAGAAATCCGTATCAACTCTGTTTTTGAACCTGATGACGATAATTTTCACCTTTGGTGTTCTCCGTCTGGCGGCAAAAAGAAAAGAAAACTCGGTGTATTCCATTGTTTTAAGACCGACAAAAAAGGCAGTTTGGTCAGACTCGTCCAACTTGTAGAAAAGTGCGACCGAGATACAGCTTTATCTATTCTGACCGGCCAAAGTACCATCTCGGACCTCGAACGCCGACTCGAAGAATATTTTGCTGAACAGGACGGAATAAAAGCGGAACCACCAAAACCCGACCTGCAATTGCCAAGTGGTAGTTTACTTATATCCAACTTGCCACTCAATAACTGGTGGAGAAAAAAAGCGGAAGAATATTTGCAGGGACGGCACATCCCCATCGACGGATATTACGTTTGCACGGAAGCTCCGTACAAAGCCAGAATAATTATCCCTTACTACGATCAAACTGGAAAATTGATTTATTGGAATGGGCGACACATCAGCGATAAGGCCAAACTGCGTTATTTGGGTCCACCCAAAGAAGTTGGTGTGGGCAAAGAAGATGTAATTTACATGGCTGGCCCGTGGCCACCAGAAGATTTCTACCTATATCTATGCGAAGGCGAATTTAACGCCAAAAGCCTTTTCTTATCTGAATTAAACGCAGCGGCGTGTGGCGGGAAAAACATAGGTGAAAAACAAGTTACTATATTATCTAGGTACAAGATTGTCTTGTGCTTAGACCGTGATAAGGCCGGTAAAAGTGGCACAAAGAGAATGACAGAAATTTATAATTCTTTATCTCTCAAAATAGCTACTGGTACCAATTTACTTTATGTGCGACCCGCCAACGGGTTCAAGGATTGGAACGAAATGTTCGTTTCTCTCGGCCCCGCAGTTCTGCACAGTTATGTTTTGCGGTCGCAAAAACCAATTACCCATAATTCCCCGTATGGAACGGGAGCGGATATTTTCTTATGAAACTCACTACGATTAAGAAGTTGCAAGACAGGTTTGTTGGCAAGGTCTGCACAATACTTACTTCTCCAATTCCCAAACAAAACTTTTCCGACACGCAGTTCTCGGATTTTTTTACCTGCGTTATTGACTCTCTCGATGAAGATGGGATTTTTGCAACTCACCCAACAACCGGGTGTAAAAACTTTTATAACCTGACCAATGTATTGGGCATTGTTGAAGAGCAAGTCTTCTATGAAGATAACCCAGAACACGCAGCAATAATTGCCAAGGTTCGTGATCTTCCAAAAACACCTAAGCCGAACCCCAATGATTTTGCAAATATTGATTTGATGGCAAAACTAGCCCAAAAGCAGGATAGTTCCAATTAGGGGATAAGAAATTTATCCTATTTGGTGGTATTGAATTTCTTTTTATCACTATATTAAAATGTTGTGGGTGCAGACTCTGGATGCACCACTTATACTCTGTAGTTCTGCGACAAGGAATCAAAAATGAAATATGTCCCTTTTCTTAAATGGTGGCTTTTTTTTACGGTGATATGTGTCGCCGCAATATTTGTTCAATACGCTGGCTTTTATGCCGTACTTTGGAAAAAGGACAGTAGTTATTTAAGCTGGGCAATTCTTGGCATTTTTGTTTTTTTCTCCCTTCTTTGTGGGGGTTACATACTTCGTGTGTGTGCGTCACCACCCAAAGATAAAGCATCTTTTGAAGACTATCTGCGTCAGGAAGAAGTGGGCTGGTTCTTTAGTGAATTCTGTTTGACTCTAGGCATGATTGGAACGATTGTCGGATTCATATTCATGCTTTCAGGGTTTGAAGGCATTGATATGAACAAGCCGCAAACCGTTCAATCACTATTGTCTGATCTTGGCAAGAGCATGTCTACGGCCCTGTACACCACTTTGGTAGGTCTTGTCTGCGGTGTTTTGCTGAAAATACAATACTTCATTTTGAGTTTGGAGCTTCAAAGAATTGGTAAACCAAAGAAGAATACTTTGGTTTCTTCTCCATCCCTCATTTCGGAAAATCCGCAAAAAACAGAGGCTGAGATTTTCAAGGGAACTCTTTTGAGCGAAGAAAAAGAATTGGCGATCCTTGCAGAAGAAGTGGCCCTGAAAGCATTATATTCGGAATCCGAAAATTCACAGGTGAAAAATGAGAACTAGGAGTTATAGCTGTAATACGTCTTTCTTGGACTTGCTTTTTAATACGTTAATTGCTTTTACCGCTCTCTTCGTTTTGGCTTTCGCCCTGATGAACCAAAACAAGAAAACGCCGGACGTAAAAGGTGCGTATATCATCACCGTCACTTGGGGTGAAGAATTTGACGATGATGTTGACACATACGTTTTGGCCCCCGATAACAAATTGGTGTTTTTCCAAAGACGTGAAGACGGCCTAATGCACCTAGACCGAGACGATCTTGGTAAAAGAAATGACATAGTGAATACTCAATTCGGAAGAATTGAATACAAAGAAAATCGAGAAATAGTTACTTTGAGAGGCACATCACGGGGAGAATACGTCGTTAACGTCCATCTGTATAGAAGGAATGACCCGGCAAACTTAAAGCCTATCGAAGTCACAATTCAACTCGACAAAATATCTCCTGCCTATACCCCTATTGTTCAAAATAAAGTAATCCTTGTGAATAACGGGGAAGAAAAGACGGGATTCAGATTTGTGGTTAATGACAAAGGCGAAGTCACATCGACTTCCTTCTATTATAAGCCTTTGGCTAATGCCGCTCAGGGGCAAAACCTCCCTGTCGATCCCGATTTGGGGAACGGTAATCCCGAAAATCCCATAAATTTCGATCCAAATATTCCACCAGAGGATGAGTAACAATGGACTTTAATGCTATCGGTATTCCTATTGCCTTCATTTTGCTCGCAGCAATTGGCTTGTGGCTACTAATCTTTGCAAAAGGTTGGTGGGTTCTTAAAATTATCTTCACGAGCCTTTGTATTTACTTTAGTCTTGCGGTATGGTTGTCGCTTAGTCAACTTAGCGGCTGGCCCAGCAATTCCGAGATGCCTGAAATATTTTTAATCAATGGGATCGCTGTTCAAGAACCCTCGTTGACTGACTCAAGAGACAAAGGAAATATTTACATTTGGACTACAGAGTTGGACAATGATTTCAGGGCCAAGAAAACAGAAGTTTCTTCTTGGTTATCGCCTTTTGTTTCCAAGAAGCGTCCCTCAGAACCCAGAGCTTATCGTTTGCCTTACTCAGAGAAAATGAAAGAACAATTGGCTCAGGTTTCAAAAATGATGAAAGCTGGAAAGCCCGTTGTTGGCCAACGCAATAATTTAAGTGGCGAAGGCGATGGTGAGGATAACGGCAAAGGCAAAGGCAAAGGCAAAGGCAAAGGCAAAGGCAAAGGCAAAGGCAAAGAAGGCAACAGCAATGGCGGCTCAATGAGTCAGGAACAAGATTTTATGTTCTATGAGTTGCCCCCTCCAAAGTTCCCAGACAAATAAGGAAGCAATATGAAGCATATTGGTTTAGATTTGGTTCGTGTCACAGAAGGTGCTGCTATTGCCGCTTCTGCTTGGGTAGGAAGCGGCAATAAGCTCTTAGCCGATAGAGATGCCACTGATTCTATGCGAAGACGCCTAAACAACATGGATTTCAAAGGTGTAATCCGTATTGGCGAAGGCAAAAAGGACCAAAGTTATGGTCTTTTTAAAGGCGAAGAAGTGGGGAATCTTCCTGCCGAATATTTTCACCATCTATCTTCCCCGCCCAAAATTTACGATATTGGTGTTGATCCTATTGACGGCACAACTCCCACGGTAACTTCTGGCCCGGAAGCCACAAGCGTAATTGCTATTTCTGAAAAGGACTCAATGTTTGATACGGAAGAGCATTATATGCTCAAGTTGGCTGTTGGCCCCATTATTCCACCGTGGAAAGCCCGACAATTGAACTTTTCTATGCCTCTTCCAGACATTTGTAATTTTGTAGCAGATGCTCTTAATAAGCCTGTTGACAAATTGATGGTTTGTATTCTCAATCGTTCACGTCACGAATTGTGGATTAAACAAATGCGTGACTTGGGTGTGCGAATGAAATTGATTCAAGACTGTGATATAAGTGGAGCTATTGCGACCTGTCTACCAGATGGCGGCATTGATATGCAATTTGGCGTAGGTGGTGCCCCCGAAGCGGCAATAACAGCAGCAGCCATGAAATGTCTTGGCGGTTTCTTCCTTGCACAACTTTGGAATCAGAATCTATTTGGCCCAGAAATGAATCAGGATCAACTTGTTCAAGGCCCATGTGCTTTTGCAGCAACCGGGATTACAGACGGAAGTTTATTGAAGGGCGTGCGTTGGACTACACGGGGGCCAGTAACAAATAGTGTGTTTATGCGTTCTGAAAGCAGAACTGTTCGATGGCTCACAACGAATCATGGCAACTGATTATTTGGTTGTGACCGACTTGGCAAGATTTCTGGGATAATCTGGATCATAATTCTTTGCCAAAGCAATGTAGTAAGCCAAGAGTTGTATTGGAATAATTTCTGATACAATTCTTTCTATTTCTGTGCTGCCTGCTGGCACTTCTATCCAATGATCGTACAAATAATTGTACTTCTCGGCAATTCCGATGATTTTGGCTCCCCGACTTTTGACTTGCCTCCCACTGATTTCCATGTCTGAATAAGTTTCATCACTTGGATGTAGCAGAATCACATAGGAACTTTCGTCAATGAGAGCTAGTGGGCCATGCTTTAATTCGCCGCCCGCCAAACCTTCTGCATGGATATAAGCAAGTTCTTTTATTTTCAAAGAAGCCTCGGACGCAATTGGGTGGTGTATTCCTCGACCCAGAATGTAAATGTCGCTTACATCTTTGATTTCGTAGGCAATTGCCTTAACCTTGTTTTCTTGCCTGAGAGATTGTTTGACTAAATTTGATATAGCCCCAAAATTTATGTCGCTAAACTGAATGTGGGAAGCAATTCCTGCCAATAAGAGAATTTGTGATGTAAAACTTTTGGTTGCAGCAACGCCAATCTCAGGACCACAATTGATTGGTAACACCAAGTCCGAAATGCCTGCCAAAGTTGAAGCTGTTTTGTTGACAACGGCGATGATTTTGGCCCCGTTATGTTTTGCCATCAAAACCGTTTCTAATACATCGGCACTTTCACCACTTTGCGATATTGCCAATAACACAGACTTTTCATCGAAGTCGTGATTCAAAAATGGGCATTCACTTGAAATGATAGGCTCTACTTTTATCTTATGTTTATTCAGAAGATATTTGCCTATCAAACAAGCATTATAGCTTGTACCACTGCCCGTGAAATATATGTTTTTGGCTGCACAAAGCATTCTGGCAGCATCGAAGGTGTTGCATTCCGGCGTATTGCATTGAATCTTTTTGACCGTATGAATTTGCTCGTGAATTTCTTTGATGGTAAAGTGGGCGTAGTCTTCTTTGTAAGCATCGGCCACTTCCCTTGAGAGTTCTACCGTCTTGTGTTTTACTTCTTTGCCTTCAAAGTTGTAAATTGTCATTCCTCGAACTTTGGGCGGTTCTATTACGGCAAACTCTTTGTTTTCAAGGTAAATGGCTTGATTTGTGTTTTCAATGAATCCCAATACATCACTTGCTACGATGTATCCTAGTGGAGCTAGACCCACAATAATTGGTTCATGGTTTCTTACTGCCACCAGCGTTTCGTCGTCAAATATGGCCAAAAAAGCATAATGTCCCTTTAAGTGCTTTACGACTTCAAGGACTGCTTTCTTTGGGTCTTGTCTTTTGACATATAAATGTGCCAAAAGATTGGCAATTATTTCACTGTCGGTATCGCTATTGTGGGCAAACCCAAATTCAGATTTTAATTCTTCGTGATTTTCTATAATCCCGTTGTGAACGATAGCAATCTTGCCAAGCAAAGTGTCAACATGAGGATGAGCATTGCTTTCACTTATTTCCCCATGAGTTGCCCAGCGAGTATGGCCAATTCCCACATTACCGGGCAGTTTATCAAGATTTTGTTTCCGATTAACATCTTGCACTTTACCCACGCCTCGTGCAAGATTCAGTTGTTTATCAAATGTACAAGCTCCAACACTATCGTAACCACGGTACTCCATTTTTTGAAGTCCACGCACGATAGTAGGAGCTACATCGCTCTGAAAAGAGCAACCAATTATCGAACACATTTACTGCCTTCTCTAAGGAGTTTCTTATAGTATTCTACCTTTTCACGGAGAACATTGCGAGGGGCAACCCAATCGAGCATCTTCGCCCAAGTTTCTATTTCGTCGTCATCTTCTATTCCGTGTCTATATCGCAATCGTGTAAGGTCTGTAATGGCATCTTTGATTTTGTCGTTCATTACCATATCTGTCAGTTTTTCCATTGTTTCATCGTCAATAATTCCTTCTTCTCTTGCTTTGCCAATTTGCTCTAAGGCGTCATGTGGGCTAACATCATTGGCGTCATGTGGGCTAACATCATTGGCGTCATGTGGGCTAACATCATTGGCGTCATGTGGGCTAACATCATTGGCGTCATGTGGGCTAACTTTATCATCGTCTAACATGCTTGTACGATATGGTCCGCCAGGTCTTTTGCCGATGCTTCCCTTGTCGCCATCTTGATCTTTTGGTGTATTTGGCGGCATAGAATCGTCTGGAATTTCTGTTGTCCTACTTGGAGTCACGGGTTCTGTACGAGTCTCGCCCGCATCGTCTGCCACGGGTTCTGTACGAGTCTCGCCCGCACCGTCTGCCAGCTTATCTCTTTCTATTTCTACTCTAGATTTGCGGCTACGGGACAATTTTGTAACATATTCTTGTCGTAATTTTTTAGCTCTTTCGATTCTTTGTTCAAAATCTTGACGGTCTTTTATTGGATCACTATCAAGTTCGATTCTTTCTTCCCGTCTAAGTTCATTCCAAACATGGTGACGATCCCTATTGTAAAGAAGTTTAGTACGAGGATCACCAAGCCTCAATATCCACGGGAGGAATAAGCCTTTAAGTCCTTTTTTGGCAATTCTTCTTTCGTGCCCACCACCGTAGTTATTCCAAGCCGCTTTTTCACTTGGGCTTAAATTATCCCATGCACGATCACCAGTATTAGGTTTTTTATCCCAATATGATGAATAACTTGGTCCTGCTTCGCCATCTTCTTCCGGTGGGACTGTGCCGCTTTCTGGGGGCGATTCATCGTCAATTACGGCTGTACGATTCAGGTCACCCACTATACGATCAAGGGTGTCCGGGTCTGTAGCACTAGTAATGTACTTTTTGTAGGCTTCATATTTGTCGCTTGGCAATCCTCTTTCTTTGGCTTTATCGAGGTCTTCCATTGCTGTCGCACGCTTGGCATCTATTCCACCATCTTCGGTGGGTTCTCGCTTCTCAGATTCAAACTTTGCTATCTTGGTTTCTGCTTGTTCCAAATCGTCATTGTCAATTAACTCTTTGATTTTGTTGTATTCTTCGTCTTCAATGAAGGGGGCTAAAGCGCCTAATCTGTCTCTTAGTTGTTGTTTAGAATCAGCAACCTCATCTCCTGTGCTTTTTCTCTTTTGAATTTCTTTAATTCTCTTGAGGGCTAATTCAGGATTGGTTTTTGCAAAACCAAGAATTTGCTGATATTCTTCTTCATCAATAATGCCACTCACTTTCATTTGCTTGGCCATTTCCTCGGCTCCCTTGCGGGCACCCTCTGGGTCTTTTCCATCCCAAACTGGTTCATCAGCAGGCTTTCGTTTTGGCTTTGGCGCTGGGGCCGGTGGCGTTGCCGCTGGTGTTGCAGGAGCAGAACCGCCAGCACCATAAATATGATCTTTTACAGTTTTGACGAGCATTGTTTTAAGTTGCTCGCCCCACTGATTGATGAGCCGAATTATTGCGAGATTTTCGGTGCCCGGAATTGTGTCTTCAAGCAGAGTATCAAGCTGAGTTTCTAGCAGTCTGCAATGTTCACGAAAAAGACGATATTCCTCTATAGGAATAGTGCGCAGCATGACGTGTTCTGGGTGGACTTGTCCCAGATCGTCACCAAGTTTGTTGTTCCAGAAATAGGGATTATCTTGATTATACCTTCCCCACCACAAATTGGACATGGTGTTCTTAAATCTGTCCCATAGCCCACGTCTAGCCTGTGGGCGTGTCATGGGGTTAATGAGAGAAGATTTCAACTGCCCAATCATCTTATCCACTTCTTGTGGAATTCGGTCCAAAAGGGCTTGAATTTTCTGGTCCAAAGCAGTGTCTTTAATTATTTGCATGGCATTCTCCTTGCCATATATAGTCACGGCAAAATCAATGTTGTTCGCTTATATACTCGCCAATTTTCTTTAGAGACATAAGGCAGGAGTCAAATCGGTGGAAGTCACTGGAAAGGTATTCCAGAGCCAACTCATCAAAGCGGGCAGAATCATCGCCTTCTACCTCAAAATAGATGGCTTTACCCTTTTTGCCTAAAACCTTATATTTGTGCATTAAGATAAATGCTGCGGCCCCTAAGTCCGTGACAAATCTATGGGATTTTGAAGCAAATGGGTATTCCCCAATCTTCTTTAGGGACATAATACATGCGTCAAAGCGATGGAACTCACTAGACAGATAATCCAAAGTAAGTTGGTCAAACTTCTCGGCTGTTTGTTCATCGGCTGTAAGCAGAAAGAAGATTTCTTTCCCTTGACGACCAATCACTTTATATTCGTGCATTAAAATATAAGCGGCTGCGCCCAAGTCGCTTACACTCTTCTTATTATTTTTCATTTTTGCCTTTCAAATTCATGGGGATATAACAATTGCCATTCCCCGTTCTCGCTTTCATACTGTTATCTTAGTCAATTTAATGCTATTTCGCAGCTTCTGCGGCAATTAAGCAACCACGAGCTACGCTATAAAGTGGATCGTTTGGTTTTACGACTTCTCCCACTTTAATTGATAAGTTTGCTTGCACCAGTGTATCTTTAAACAATGTTGCAAAACCATAGGGAGAAGATGTTCCTCCCGCTATCACTATGTCAACAGGGGCTTCGGTATGAACAGCTTTGTTCGCATCGGCCAAACCCTTCTTGATACCAGCGATAGTATGTTCAATCATTAGTCGATATTGAGTTTGTATTGCACGTTCTACCAAGTTGGTTGGTGGTTTAGATAAGTCAATCTTAGTTTTTTCTTTGTTGATGAAAGTTGGTGTCTCACCAGTTGCTTTCGCAGCCTGCTTGTCAATCCAGTCGCCGCTATTCACAATGGCGAAGGTGAATACTGGCGTTCCATACATTGCATAGCAGATGTTTACCATACCGGCACCAAAGCTGATACCAATACCTGTGTATGCCTTTTTGCCTAACTCGGCATAAACCAGAGCCAATGCCTCGTTGATTGGATTGGCATTTACTTTAAAGCCCTTGTCGGACTTGTAAGCCTTGAAGATGGCTTCTAACACCTTTTGGTGGTAGTCGGCATCCGTATCTTCGTTAATGGCATTGGCCGGTATACAGTAATAGAGTGTTTCGTTGTCTTGTTTTACATCATCTAATAGGCTGTGAACCATAATGCTCAGGATTTGGAAAGCGTCTTTTTCCTTGGGATTAACGCATCCATGAGCCATAGGTCGCTTGAGTTCCAGTTGGCTCATTGTATAAGCCATATTGACAGCAGCTTCGCCAAGGGCATAAGCGACGTTTTCACGCTCAATAAGCGGAACACCAGCATTTTTCATCATATTAAAAACAAAGCGATTTTCAAGAGGAAGCTCTAAAAAGGCATTTACTTCTCGCTTGTTCGCAAAATTGCCTTTGTCGTCTCTGCTGCAACAGACAAGGTTATATGTACCTGCGTCAAAACCTAATGCCATAATTACTCCTTTTTTCCAAATTGAATTTTCGGCGAAGCCTCAAAATCCGGCACTTCCCAATTGAAGCCACTTGATTTGGACTTTTCTTTCTCTTGTTTAACTGATTGCGCAGAAACAACCGTACTATCACCGTTCAGGTTGATATTAAGCTCCAATACAATGGAAACTTGGCATTCGCCGTTCTTAGTGATAACCTTTACTTCGTTAGGTTTTATGAGTTGTGGCAATTTTTTCTCCCAATTCACAATAATGTTGCTGCTACACCTATAGTTATACTCTATAATAGAATTTTGGCTTATTTTTCCAACGGCCACTTCTTTCCCGCAATCCCAAATCATAGTGTTGAAATTTTCTGAAATCGCACTAAAACCATGCGGTGCATGTATATGTCGCCAAGTCCGCCATTATCGTGCCAAATCAGGACTCGGTTTCTTTTTGCGTGAAACTCCTTAATGCTCAAAGGTTTCGGTTTATAGACTTTTTTGTTTAAAGAAGGCATACCCTATAAAAGAAAAGAGCCATCGTATTTCTACGATGGCTCCAGATTATTCACCGTTTAAACTTGCTTAGCTGTTGCAAGCACTCTTGACAGAGACAAGAACTTGAACAGTTGTTGCTCCATCGGTTTCTTCAAAATTTAACTTTGAAATCAATAGGTCGCCAGAGTTGAATACTTGTGTTTCGCCACTACCAATTGTAATTACAGCATCTCCTACGTCATTGATGCGGCAATCAACGTCGTTAGCTCCCTTGTTGGTAATCTGTACGAATGTAGCGTAACCACCATTGTCGCCAAGAATATCGGCCTCGTTATTATCAAATTCACTACCTGAAGCTACAACTATGTTATAGACCCGTGGGAAGGTGTTCTCTTCCGACACGTCACTGTAAACCGAACCGTCGTCGGTTACAACTTCAATGAAGGCTTCGCTGAGTGGAACTTGTGGATAGGCAAAACGCTTCCAGTAGTTGCAATCCGTGAAAGTGTCGCCGTCAAATAACTTTCTGTATTTCTTGCCTGGACCAGCTACATAAATTGTACGCTGAATGGATGTTGTGAATTGGCTTCCTTGAGCGCCTTCAACACCTGCGTCAAAACGCTTGTCAAGCAAGCCTTGGGCTGTGTTGTTTAATTTTACTTTAAATACACTCATTGCTATTGTTCCTTTGAATTTATTGACCTTATCTCTGCCTTTATATATTGTGTTGCTATTATATTTTGAAAACATCTAGGTTGTAATAAAGGCTTTTGTATAAATTTCCACCAATTCCTTGCGTTGGTGCGAGGGCTGTAAATTCGTTTTCGACACCAATTACCCATGCTGCGGACTCTAAACCGCCGTTGATTGCTGGTTACATGTTTTTTGAAATAACGTATTTTTCAACCTTTTCTATTTGTTCTCTACTTAACGATCTGGTGGGTGAGGCACCGAAAGGGTAGATAGAGCAAAGGTTGCCGCCTTTGTTTTGTTTTGTTTTCAAGAGCAATTTTGGGATATGTGATTCTTTGAGTAATTCTTCGACGGGATGATTTTGCATGTCGCAAAAAAGTTCTCTGGTGTAGCCATATCTTTCTTTGACATATTCATTTGCTTTGAGTGTTTTCGGTGAGTCTTCGAGTAAATAATAAGCGTCGTCTTTGCAAACTAAATATATTTCTATGCCGGGATAAATTTTCTCAATGCTCGGTCTTATAAGTTTGAGTTGCACCAAGTATTCATTGCAATTACCGACATACATAATACAGTAGCGATTCTTGACTTTTGCGTAAGCTGTTAAAGGAACACTCATGGAAAATGATTCTGACAAAATTAAATTGGCTAAAGAAGCAGGCCAGATTTTTTCCGATCAATTCGGCACCGACGATATTTATAAGAGTATTTTATTCGAGGTTTTCCTAGAAGAACTCAAACTCACAAAGGAACAAAATGCCACAGAAAGAAACCAAGGTTTGGATTTATCTGACGAAACGGGACAAGAGCGGAGTTAGATTTTTATCGCAATTCAGAGGCAAAGAGAAAGTACCCCCCACACGACTTAAAGACTTTGCAACCCTGAATTTGCCTTTCGCAAATAATCAAAAATTGACTGAAATTGTCTACGAATTGAGATTGGATTGGGAACCGTGGATAGAATCTGCGGATTCCTTTGATAATATCAAGGATAAAATAAAGAAGAGAGGATATTCCAACCTTCCGATTTCTTTTATCCCAGAGGTTGGTAGCAACAATATCACTCTAACGCCAGAAGTTTATACTTCAAATCTCAACAAAACAAAAATCATGACGAGGCGGCAGGTTTAGTCTGGTCTTTTCACGAACATTCGGTGGATTAAAAACTCGCCAGTTTCAACGCCTATTTTGAAATAGTGGCCGTCTACTTCCTTGATAACACCACCGTTTTCTTGGAATTCTTTGGCTACTTCTTTAATCTCTTCTTCGTTTTCCGCTTCTATGCGGTTCATGAGTTTCTTGATAGAAACTTTGGATTCAACATACATGCCGACTAGATTTTTGCGGTATGGAAATTCTTCTTGTTGATCTTCCATCCACTTTTTGAAATCAGCTAAATTGAATTGTCCAAAGTTATCTTCATGATTTCTTTTACTCATATTCAACCCCCTTAGTTGAAAAAGGACTGTATCTCGTCCTCATTTATATATGCTGTATTTTCATATAACGGACCACTAGAATGATCTTTTACGTCTGTTTCGCTGTATTTCATAGATTTGAGCCAATATGCTGTCGCATCAATTAACCCATGAGCAATGTCTTGTTGTGGATACTGCCAGAGGCCGTTATGTAATTTTTCTGCTCCGGGTCGTTCCTGATCGAAACTGTCATCGCAGCAAAATAAAAGAACTTTTTCTGTCCCAAAATGATAACACAGTTGAAGTGCTGCACAAACAGGGTTGCGATAATCGTCTATTTGATACTTTATTTTCTCATATATTCTTCCAGTATAACCATCTTCATTCACTGGACAATATTTATAGATGTTGCCTTTTTCTTTGTAGTTAAATAAGAACTCATAGTTGGTTCTGGTGGATGCTATGCACTTGGGTAATCCCCTGTTTTTGCGAGGCATAAATTTCATGCACTCATCATAAGGATTGTTCGTCAAGTAGTATGTCATGTTTTTCTCAGGCGCTTTCCACATTTTCAAGGATTGATTAACTCCGATAATGGCCACATCATTTGGAAGCATCTTCACCAACTTCAAGTGTTTTTCTGCAAAATTGTATCCGTCAGAAATAATCACTACTTTATCATGATAAAAATTCTCGGTGTCTACCCAAGTATACCTTCCCAATGAATTTTGTATTTCATTTTTAAGAAATACAAAATAATCGTTTTTGTTGTAGGTTTTGTTTATGTCGATATAAGGCACCCCATTTTTGGTAAAGTTCCTTACCCACATATTTTCTTTTGTCAACAAGAACTCATTCCCGTTGTTGTGCTTTTTAATTCTCATATTTTCTCGCTATTGAGGGTTGCATGGTACGATAGCCACACATTGCAGCTTCTCGCCCTCTCCTGTTAAACGATTAACATCTAATTGAATTTTTACTTCAATAGGAGCGCCCTTGTAGACCAATTCCACTTCCGGTTTATCTGGCATAACAAGTTTAATTTCTGATGGAATTTCTCCAACCAAACTGATATTTTTGGGAATTCCCACAACCTGAATCTTGTCAGGTATTTCTGATGCATCCAATCTGATGGATTTGGGAAAATCTGGTGCCACTTCCAACATAATAGATCGAGGAATACTCGACGCATCAATTGGAATCGACTTTGGCAAATTCTCGGCAATCAATTTGATTTCCGTTGGGACATTCTCGTTGATTACCTTGATTTGTTTTGGTATTGATACCGCATCAATGCTAATTGACTTTGGCAAATTTACTGGTTCTATTCTCACAAGAGTCGGAATATCATGAATTACACGAATATCTGGCATATCAGGTGCCAATACTTTGATAATGGAAGGTATCCCTATATCACCCATGCTAACTTCAATGTTTTGATCGTCGTTGTGATCTGCTGCTCTAAATCTTGAAGCAAATGATCCACTACTACCCGGACACTGTATGCTAACCGTACAGCTACATGAAGGTGGCTCGCCCCAATTGACTGTTACTTCTGGTGGATCGCTAAAGTCAATTGTTGGAAAAGTCGGTGCTGGACCGAACTCAATCGTCGTTGAAAAAGTCGGTGCTGGACCAAAATTAATCGTCGTTGAAAAAGTCGGTGCTGGACCAAAATTAATCGTCGTTGGAATCGTTGGTGCTGGACCAAAATTAATCGTCGTTGGAAAAGTCGGTGCTGGACCAAAATTAATCGTCGTTGGAAAAGTCGGTGCTGGACCGAACGTAATCGTCGTTGGAATCTCTGGTGCGTCACCGAACTCAATCGTCTCTGGGATCGTTGGTGCTGGACCGAACGTAATCGTCGTTGGAATCTCTGGTGCGTCACCGAACTCAATCGTCTCTGGGAAAGTCGGTGCTGGACCAAAATTAATCGTCGTTGGAATCTCTGGTGCGTCACCGAACTCAATCGTCTCTGGGAAAGTCGGTGCTGGACCAAAATTAATCGTCGTTGGAATCTCTGGTGCTTCACCGAACTCAATCGTCTCTGGGAAAGTCGGTGCTGGACCAAAATTAATCGTCGGAAAAGTTGGTGCTGGACCAAAATTAATCGTCGTTGGAATCTCTGGTGCGTCACCGAACTCAATCGTCTCTGGAAAAGTCGGTGCTGGTCCGAACGTAATTGTCGGGAAAGTCGGTGCTGGACCAAAATTAATCGTCGTTGGGAAAGTTGGTGCTGGACCAAAATTAATCGTCGTTGGGAAAGTTGGTGCTGGTCCGAACGTAATTGTCGGGAAAGTCGGTGCTGGACCAAAATTAATCGTCGTTGGAATCGTTGGTGCTGGTCCGAACGTAATTGTCGGAATCGTCGGTGCTGGACCAAAATTAATCGTCGTTGGAATCGTTGGTGCTGGTCCGAACGTAATTGTCGGAATCGTCGGTGCTGGACCAAAGTTAATCTTTGGAATCTCTGGTGCTGGACCAAAATTAATCGTTGTGCATAAATTCGGTGCTGGTCCGAACGTAATGGCCGTTGGAAAAGTCGGTGCTGGTCCGAACGTAATGGCCGTTGAAAAAGTCGGTGCTGGACCGAACGTAATGGCCGTTGGAAAAGTCGGTGCTGGTCCGAACGTAATGGCCGTTGAAAAAGTCGGTGCTGGTCCGAACGTAATGGCCGTTGGAAAAGTTGGTGCTGGACCGAACGTAATATCCGTTGGGATCGTTGGTGCTGGTCCGAACGTAATATCCGTTGGGATCTTTGGTACTGGGCCGAACGTAATGTCCGTTGGAAAAGTCGGTGCTGGTCCGAACGTAATGGCCGTTGAAAAAGTCGGTGCTGGTCCGAACGTAATGGCCGTTGGAAAAGTTGGTGCTGGACCGAACGTAATATCCGTTGGGATCGTTGGTGCTGGTCCGAACGTAATATCCGTTGGGATCTTTGGTACTGGGCCGAACGTAATGTCCGTTGGGATCGTTGGTGCTGGACCGAACGTAATATCCGTTGGGATCGTTGGTGCTGGTCCGAACGTAATTGTCGTTGGAAAAGTTGGTGCTTGTCCGAACGTAATTGTCGGAATCGTCGGTGCTGGACCAAAATTAATCGTCGTTGGAATCTCTGGTGCTTGTCCGAACGTAATTGTCGTTGGGATCGTTGGTGCTTGTCCGAACGTAATTGTCGTTGGAATCTCTGGTGCTGGTCCAAATTCAATTACTGTTGGAATCTCTGGTGCTGGTCCGAACGTAATGTCCGTTGGGATCGTTGGTGCTGGTCCGAACGTAATATCCGTTGGGATCTCTGGTGCTGGTCCGAACGTAATGTCCGTTGGGATCGTTGGTGCTGGTCCGAACGTAATGTCCGTTGGGATCGTTGGTGCTGGTCCGAACGTAATATCCGTTGGGATCGTTGGTGCTGGTCCGAACGTAATATCCGTTGGGATCGTTGGTGCTGGTCCGAACGTAATATCCGTTGGGATCGTTGGTGCTGGTCCGAACGTAATATCCGTTGGGATCGTTGGTGCTGGGCCGAACGTAATATCCGTTGGGATCGTTGGTGCTGGTCCGAACGTAATATCCGTTGGGATCGTTGGTACTGGTCCGAACGTAATGTCCGTTGGGATCGTTGGTGCTGGTCCGAACGTAATTTCCGTTGGGATCGTTGGTGCTGGTCCGAACGTAATATCCGTTGGGATCGTTGGTGCTGGTCCGAACGTAATATCCGTTGGGATCGTTGGTGCTGGTCCGAACGTAATATCCGTTGGGATCGTTGGTACTGGTCCGAACGTAATGTCCGTTGGGATCGTTGGTGCTGGGCCGAACGTAATATCCGTTGGGATCGTTGGTACTGGTCCGAACGTAATGTCCGTTGGGATCATTGGTGCTGGTCCGAACGTAATGTCCGTTGGGATCGTTGGTACTGGGCCGAACGTAATATCCGTTGGGATCGTTGGTGCTGGTCCGAACGTAATGTCCGTTGGGATCGTTGGTGCTGGGCCGAACGTAATGTCCGTTGGGATCGTTGGTGCTGGGCCGAACTCAATCAACACAGGGAAACTTGGGAATTGTCCGAACTCAATCAACACAGGGAAACTTGGGAATGGTCCGAACTCAATCAACACAGGGAAACTTGGGAATGGCTCAAATGTAATGATCGAAGGAATAACTGGAACATCCACAAATGTGATAATAGAAGGAATATCAATTGGTGGATCAAATGTTATAACCGATGGTATATTTATGTTACCTAGCGGACCAAGATTGATACATGGCGTTACTAGGGGCGGCGGTTGTATTGTAAGCGACGGAGGAGTAATTACCGGAATTACTACAGGAGGAAGTTCTGGCAATTCTGGAATTTTTATTTCCAAAATTTCATTTTCTTCCCTAGATTTTGGCTCTGTTGATTCGGTTCTTTCTATTGGCGTTTGTATAATGGTACATTTCTCTGTAGTAATAGTTACTACAGGGTCCATTTTAGCGTTGGGTGCATATCTGTATGTGCCACTGGTGCTGGTTGTTGAGTTTCCGTCGCCAAAATCTAATCTAAAGCCTGTATAGGTGCCGTTGATTTGAATGTTATAGCTTGCCAGAATGCCAGCAGAAGGGCTGTCTTCATCTATAGAAAAGAAGAATGTTACGTCTGGGCATGTAAAGTCATCAAAAATAACACCCAGAGTTTGTAGGTTTCTAATTTTCCAATCAAGTGTTGCTTGTTCGGGAGTGAAATTTTCGCCAACAAAATTTTCAATTTTTAGAATAGCATCTACAAGTTGATTGTGGTGTTCGGCTATAACATAGCCTCTTACTTCAGAGCCAGTTTTGTTATATTTTGTTTGCTTGTTGCCTAAGTTTCTGGTACATTTTCTGAGTCTATTGACTTTTCCATGCTCGTTTTTGTCTACTGAGTCATAGTAGAACAATTCGCCTTCAATGTTGGCAAAACCATTGTTGGCCCAGATTTCAGCTTTATCTGAGGCCACTGCTTTAATTGGAATTTCTTCAGACCAAGGCAAATTATCATCGGTCGTGACTGTTTCTGATGTGTTGTAAACCAAAAACAACGTATAGTCACTGTCATAATTTTTTGGGTATATTGGAACCGGAGGAAAATTATTTGCCATTTATTTTGCTCCTATTTCCGGCACAATAATTGTCCGTTTGACTGTGACAATTGGGACAGCGAAATTCTAAATTTTCTTTCGTGTTATTTAGCCAATTTCCATCTTTGTGGTGAACATGTAGTTTAAGTGAATTTCCACACCAACTATCTTTTACTGTACATCCAACTCTTTCGCATTTATATTCTCGACCAGAAGCAATTAACGCTCTTCGTAAAATATATGGAGTTTCTTTCCACTTCTTTTCTTTCTGATATACTAAAACATCTTCCCAAGAGCGACCTTTATAACCATTATGATTTTTCCCAGAGTTTGTTCTTTGTCCTGTAAAATGAGAAGTATCAATTCCGAAATTATTTATCTTTCTTTTTATGTATTCGTGAGTTCCACCACCATGTCTACAACCCAAAGCCTTTAAGACTTGAGCCATAGAGTGGCAATTGACAACTATTTTTGAAAGCAATTCTTTGGTATACTTTTCTTTTCCAAAATGAGAAACATCAATATTCCACTTGTTGATTAATTTGCGAATATTGACTCTATTATCGACACTCGGTTCAAGTCCTAATTTTATTGCAATAACGCTCAAAGAATAAGACTCTTTTACGGCTTTTTCTAATTGTTCCTTTGTGTGTTTCATATTTTTATCTATACAATGGGAAAGACATTTTCATCAGAATATTGCCATATTCCATTGATCGCCCACTGGTCTCGATGTAATACTAGAGAATGTAAGGTCGGTTTCGTTGAACTTGATGAACGACTTCTCGCTATAGTCGAAACTCAAATACGCTATCTTGTCCCCATCGCTTACTGCCAGTAAAGTTTGTGACAAATTATCAAAGCCTATTTTGGTATTGTCTTGCAATAATCTGAAGGCGGCTGAGTTAATTCCGGGTCCACCTGTTTCCCAGATCGAACTTGTTGGGTTGTAAGCCGAGATTGATCCTGAATTATTGAAAAAATACACACCTTTGCTAAGCGTTACTAACTGGCCTTCTTCTTTTACAGGTCCGGCCAAGTCTTGCAGCTTTCTAATATCTATAAATGGCTCTGACGTATTCCCGCTGGTTTTATAAAAAGTTTTTATTCTAAAGAAGTTGCCCACACCCTGATTCCTCAGAAAAAACCCCTCGTTGTCTTTCCAAGTTGATCTATAAACGCTCATGTTTCCTTGGGTGGATTCTCCGTCTTCATAGGTTACTTCATTTTGCTTCAATTCTCCTGCACCATTTTTGTAGTTGCTGTTTATAAATGTACTGCTTGAAACCGCCATAGAAGATAAGTTAAGGGTTTGTTTGTTTTGATTTGTTGGCGAAGTATTTGAATCAGGGTCTGGACCTTCTCCGCCGAGAATAAAATAGACTTTTTCTATATCAGACATACCTATCCAGTTCCAAGGTCTTGTAATTGGCGTTTGTGTGGTGTAAGTATCAGAAAATCCATTGAATTCAGAAATCAATATTTTTTCTGTTAGATATGAAGCTGCTTTAGCACGTCCGCTGGCCCAATATAACAAACCAACACTCCCGGTGCCCGATCCTGCTACACCCTTTGGGGCGAACCCCACATTGCGATGAAATTCTCTAAGTTGTTGATCTTCATTAGGTTCTTCTTCCAAAAATGACTGGTCTACGTTGAGCGTCATTAAACTGGTTGGCTTTATTTTGAATGCTTCACTAATAAGACCAAATTCTGTCGTATTTACTTGGTTGGCCCCACTATAAAGCCAGAGCCACAAATTGTATTTTTCGACAACATCAATGGCATTTTCATATGTGGTAATTCTGTAGCTTCCAAATTTTGTGTCTGTTCTGAGGATTAAATCATATATCCCGCCGATACTATAAGAAGCTCTTGCGGCGTTTGAGTTGCCGTGAACCAAGTCGTCTGCCAATGACCATGTGTAGGCAATGATTGGGTCGATGGGACTTCCGCCACCGTCAACCTGTTCGCCAGCGAAAGTTCTTCCTGTATTGGGATTTATTCCAGCAGGGATTCCCATATCTAGTAAAAGCGTCGTTGGCGTTCTGATTTTTGGAGGCGTTGTGTACGTTCCATCGTCTTCCCCGCCTTCAGGGATGCCTTCCTGAAAAATCTGACCGGATCTAGGGATATATTGTATTAAAGCCGATTGTGGCGCTTCAGTTCTTGCGTTGATATAATGTGGGAAGATAACTGTGTCTTCTCCAAAATCGTTTCTGACGGTTAGTTTAACGTCATAGTTGTTTGGAGTTGTATAAATCTTTTGTATTGTTCCGCCATCTAGGTCTTGCACAATTACGTCAGACTGATTTATTGGCCCATCTGTGGCGCTAATCAAAACAATTGATGGTCCCGTGTTATCTCCGAAGTCCCAAATATAGCTGATTACCCCCGTGTTGCCATCAGTTCCCAAATGGAAGCTCAAATCTTTGAACTTAACGGTTAATGGCACAAGTCCAATTGTTTTGTTTGCTGTAAACCATGCTTTTGGAACCAACACTATCTTTCTAAGATAGTTGATTCTTTCTTCCATAGTGCCCTCTAGGGGTTTTGTGCCTACCTCTCCTTTTCTGCCCGCAAATTTTTGAATGGCAAGCACAGCTTCTTTAATGTTATTGTGGTGACTGGCCATTACATTCTGAGTTACATTTGTAATATCTTTTGGTTTGGGATTATCTGTAAATCCGGGTAGTAATTCCAAGTTATCGAAAGATACATCGGTTTTACTGCCGTAGTAAAAAGATAATGCACGCAGTTCGGCATCGCCGCATTGTTCTGTAAGCGTAATGATGCCAGTAGGCGGGTATCTACTTATGACTTCCGAATCTCCGTATACGAAAATATTGGTATCGCCGGGCAAATAGTCTCTTAGCAACCTAACTCTGAGGCTATCATGCACAAGAAACATATTGTCGTTTGTGTCTATTTCTGCTGGGAAATTACTTGTTACTGGTATAGTCATTTACATCACCAAAATTTCATCTTTTAAGAATGCCCGCTTTAATTTTTGATTTTCAAATAAAATCAAAACAGTTGGGGTATACGTGCCGGGTTTATCATAAACATAATTGACCGTATGGATGTTGGGATCGAACACAGGGTAGCTAGTCCCATCTATAGCCTCGCCGTTTACTTCGCCAGGCCCATCGAAAATCCAATATCTTTGAATAACGTCTCCATCGGTCTGATCCACAAAGTTAAACTTCGTCGGTTCGATACTCAAATTTTCAGCGGTTTCCCTTGAGTATCCTTGATAGGGTAACACATAGAAAAAGGGTGACCTAGACGCTTCGTCTACAGTGATATAGTTCTTTTTGTAAGTAATTCCTTGGGCACCTAAAGAAGTAATTACGTTTAACTGAACAGAGTAAACGCCTTCTGTTTGGTATGTGTGGATGGGGTTTTTCTCTACCGAAGTAGTTCCGTCTCCAAAATCCCACAAATAACGCACAAGAGGCCCGGTACTAAAGTTTTGAAAGCGAACTTGAAATGGCGGCGGACCATCGATTCGATGGGCACGAAATATGGCTTTTGGAGCCAAGAACCTTGTTTCTTGTGTTTTGAGAATACCATTTAACGAGGTTTCAATAGGTCTGTCTTCTACCCCCAAATCTCTTTCTATTTGGATAACGGCATCTTTAATTGCATTGTGATGCTCTGCCATTACAGCGTTTGTGACCCAACTTCCTACTGGCCAAGGATTTTGTCGAGAACCCGCAAATCCCCGAATTAAGTTTCGGAACAATCCAGTAGTTTTGGAGTCGTAATAAATCAACTCAGCAGCGCCGGGTTTTCCAGCCGGTGGGCCAACACGCAGTAAACCTCTAGGTGGAAAACCGGAATTATCTTCAACAATGATGTATTTTCCGTTATATGAAAGCGTCTGTTTCAACTTTGTTTCTGCGTTGTTTCTTACTTCATATAATGTGTTTTTGTTGTCCCTTGCTTCTGGGAATACAGATAAGTCGCCAGTCGTATATCCAATATCTAAAGACGAATTTCTTGGCATTTTACTCCTTCGATGTTGCTGATTGATTTAAAAGCATTTGCATTTTTTGGTTTCTGAACTCCAAAGATTTAAGTGTATGTTCTTTGACGGGAATTCTATCCGGCAGAGCCAAAATCGTTTCGATTAACTCGGCATCTAGTGTTCCTTGTGTTATCATCTTTAGGTTTAATTTACTTTGAAGTCTTTCTCCCCAATATTCGCATTGAGAATCGAAGTCATCAAATGGCTTGAGCGGTTCATTTTGAACTAGCCCATTGAAGGTTTCCACAAAAAATCTGGCTTCTTCTTCAAGGGATTTCTTTTTGTCTTGTAGTTTTTGCATGTTTCTAAAGGCGGCAATTTTCTTCCGCCCCAACTTTCTCAAATCAATTTCCAGTTCTCTTTTTGTGGTTTCCTCATTTTGTTCGTATTTCTCAATTTTTTTGCTCAATTTATCTATCTTGATATTTATCAATTCAAGATTATCTTTTCCCTCTTCTATTTCGAGAGCAGCCGCTTCGAGGGTTTCAAAACGGGTTTTTATTTCTCTTAGACATTGCCAGAGCTTGGCTTGCGTGGTAGGCTCTTTATGGATGATGAAATACTTCATTTGGAAGTAACTGTGCCGATCTATGACCTTATTTTTGAGGATTTTAGCCATATCTTCTATGATATTTGGAGCGACTACTTCCAATTTGTCTTCCGTAATTTCATTTGTTTTATCTATTGACATATCTTCTCCTTTATGGTTAAACTTAACAGAGTATTTTTTTTCGTAAAATGGAGCAATTTATGGGCAAGCTAGATTGTGCATTAGGGTATCTTAGTGGCGCAATGGAATACGTTGCGGATCATGGTGTCGAGTGGAGAAGAAAATTCACCCGCCTTATCTATGAGGCCGGTCTGGACATTGATCTGATTGACCCCACAAATAAGCCGGGCGACGACCAGAAAATAGGAGGCGAAGACAAAGGATATCAAGCCAAGCTCAAGCAAGAAAAGAGATGGAAAGAGCTTTCGAAATACGTCGGTGAATATCGACGTTATGATTTGCGATATGTCGATTACTCCGATTTTCTTGTAGTCGTTGTTGATCCAAGAGTCCCACAATGGGGCACCAGCAACGAAGTTTATTTTGGCGAGATGCAACATAAGCCAACGTTTTTTGTTTGCGACGGAGGCTTGGCGAACTTGCCGAACTGGTTGTTCGATTTATTGGATTTTGAAGGCGACCAGCCCATCAATGTTTTCGAGAGCATCGAAGAAGTAATCGAGATGCTAAAGAAATTGAATTCTGGCGAAAAAGAACTCAGCAAAGAGTGGGTTCTGGTGCGGAGACATATCGAGCAAAACCGCAAAAATCGTCTGGCTTTGGCTAACAGAGTTTCGCACCCAAAATAGCCTTGAATTTGTAGCCTTTTTCGATGGCTTCTGAAGCCCACATTAGTTTACAAATTTCATAGGGGCCAATTTCCGCCATCTTGCCAATTTCTTTGAGGCAATTCTTGTGGAGTAAAAGTCCATTAATGGTTGCTTCAACGAAGTCATATTTCTTGCCAACAATTGGAAAAAGAATATCCTTTTCGTTTTCAATAAACATTGAATATTTATTGTCCAATCTGTGTCTGATGTAAGTCCCAGCTATTACAATGAAATTCCAATCCGCTGGCGGATTTTTCATGCCAGCATTTATCAGCGAAGTGTAAGTTTCTTTGCCTTTGCAGGTCGGACAAATTTCATTCATTTCCTTAAAAGGCTGGGTCTTTATTGATTTTTCGGCCACAGAAATGATTGGCACATCGTGTTTGCCCCGTATCGAATTAACCGTATTTCTTAGCAAAGAAGGATTCGATTCTGGGTTCAGGACTATAAACCCAAAATTGATATTTTTGGACGTATACAATTCAATCTCGCTTATGTTAGAGCCACGTTGAAATCTATTCTAATTATATCATCAGGAGTAATTGTCGTGTTGAGTTCAAATGTTCCGGCAGTATGATCTGGCGTAAAACTGTTCAATGTCCACTCTTCTGTCATTAGATTGCCGGGAACGTACACATAAGCATCTGTGGTTAGCTTTACGCCGTTAATGTAAACTCGAAGACTATCTTCGATATAGGGGGTATTAACCGAAGTTACCTTGTAATTAACATAGTCGGTTGTAATAGGCTCTAGGTCGTAATAATGTCTGTGTGCGAATTCAATTGGGATTGTTAAAACTGGCTTAATCGTTACTGCATTTGAGGGCGGAACTGGTGCCGTTACGTCCCATTGAATGCCTTCGGACGCTCCAAGGTATATTTTACCTTCTTCTATTATCAATGTATTAGAAAGAGCTTCTACCTCGAACCTGATGTTTGTAGCTTCTGAGGCAATTAGAGCAAGTTTTGCCCGCTCAGCCTCAAGCATTCGTACAAATGGAACTGGATTTATTACATTTGGATAGTTTAAGGTGTCATTATAATAATCCAGTTCCGATACATCTACTGTCTTGCTGCCATCGCTATGCTCTGCAATATTGTGGGCAGCTTCATCTATTGCGGAAGCCTTGAGAGAACCATTTTGTTCCAAAGATTGGTTGAGCCGGTTGTCTAGGGTGCCTTGGTTCCCCGCTGCGTCTCGCAATATTTCGGCATGATTTTCCAGTTCCCCATTTATCAATTGATCCCGTAATGCCAGCACTTCAATGGGAACATTGTCATATTCCCAATGATATGGATGCAATGGATCGTATTTTGGAACTGGAAGTTTGGATAGATCAGGCATTACTCCTCTTTTTGACCGAAATTAGTTTTGCGGTCTTGTTGCTTCATAACAGAACGACGCTTTCTGGAATCACCAGAATAGGTTTGCTTGTTTTGCTTGCCAAAGCGGGGATTTCCTCCCACAAAACCGGATTTACCGTGATTTTGGTCGTTTCTGTCTTTGCCCCGCCACTCTTTGAATGAAATTAGTGCCATAATAGTGATTTATATACGGCCACTGATTACAAATCTAATTCCCAACCTTTTTCATTATATTGAGCTTCCGGCGCATCGTATGGACAGGGGTTCAAATCAATGGCGATTTTGATTTGATCGGAAGTAATTGTGTTTCCAAGAGCCTTAAACAATTCTGCCGGGCAATTGGAAGTAACATAAATTGGCTCGCATGACTTCTTGATTTCTTCGGCCAATGCACTCTCAAAATCCCAGATCGAAATAGTGAAAGTCGGCAGCATCTCTGCTTGTTCTTTTTGCTTTTTTCTGTCTAGCCAGTAATTACTCATTTGATTAAATCTCCCAAATTGTAAAGGTTATAGTGGAGGAACTTCTCCCAATCTTTTATGTCTGCTTTGGCATTATCGTGAGTTTCATGAACCCAATTGAAGACTTTCTCCCAGCCTTCTCCATAGTGTCCTAACACTTCTTCGCCCTCAGCTACGTCTTTCAAAAACCAATATACAGCTTTGTCTGCATGTAAGCTCTTTTTTGTATATTTGTCATCTAGGTAGCGGATTTCTACATTTTGTTTCTTTTTATCCTCGGTATGATTGACGATTCCAGCATACCCTAGAGGCACGATCAGGAATTGGCCTATATCTACCTTGTCGCCTTTTCTTTTTACATCAGCGGCGAACTTGTATGCATTGGCGTAATAGGTGCATTGATCTGCAACAGATTCTCTGTTCACCAAAACACCCGTAATTTCGAGCCACTCATTCTTTTTTATGGCTTTCTTTGCGAAAAGCCCATTGCCCGCTAAATTCACAGTAGATGGAGCTATGCAAAAACGATCATCGTCTTCTTCAAATATTATCATTCGATATAGCCTCTTTTTATTGCTTCGCTTACTTCTTCAAGAGTTATGTCTCGCCCTACAAATTCACCAAAACACTCACAAAAATGATTAACTATTGATGTAGTAACAGTCTCTGCCAATTCTGGGTGGTGTGAAATAACTTTTTTTGCTTCGGCCCAAGAAGCAGAGTCCAGTCCCCAATCAAAGATTTCTCCATCGACTTCAAGTACGTTAATGTCTTTGTTGAATTCTTCGCTATATTCAGAAACAACTTCGATTTTTTTCATACAAATGAAATTCTCCAATTCCAAGTTATTTGCATTTGGTCTGTTTTGTTTAAATCTAAGAATGTGGCCATGCTGTACAAGTCGTCGTTCGACATTTGTAGTGCCATCTCGTTAATGGCATAGCCATTTGCGTCAGAAAAACCAAGCACTGCCGTAAAGACGACTTGGCTTGGTATGTTCGGATCAACTTGAGCAATGACTGATTTGCTCGCACGAGTAATGCCAAACAAACCATTTCTGGCGGTATCAACGTATTTTACAGAACCTCCTGCTGTGCCGCCGTCGCCAAACAGCATTCGGCTGACGTAAAATTGGTAAGTGTCGCCCAAATCGTTGGCAAGACTTTTGGCCAGTGCTTCACGCCCCTTGCGGAGAATGGTATTCTTAAACTCTATCGTTTCTTGTCGGCCATCCTTGTGTTCAATATTGACGGTCACATAGCCGCTTACTTTTACTGGTTCTTCTGTGTTCATATTTCCCCTTGTTCGGTGGAGCCGTTCAAATATTCTATGTTAAAAGAAATTCCTTCGCCCTGTTGCACATAATTGATTACATTATCGTCGCCTGCTCCTACGGATAAAGCCATCATTGACGTGGTAGTTGTATTGGTGATTATTTCGCCGCCTCTTCTGTCTATTATTCTAAATGTATAATCATGGAGGTCAAATTGTTGGCCAGGAATAGTCACATCTTCTGTTTTTTCATATTGATAAATATCGTAGCTTACCAGGGTTCCACCACCCTGCCACGTTTCCCAATACTTATCTGGTCCCTCAAGCGTTATAAGTGATCCGTTAATTTCTGCCATAAAATAAATGTTATCATCTATGTCGATCAAATAGTTTTGCTTAAACGTATTGTTCTCTAAAGGAGTAGGTACGACCGAATTTCCCCCGTTGGAAACCGGCAATCCCGTCTCGTGGTTTGTTGGAGAAGTATCTAGTTTTAAACCATTGTGGCTCAAATAGCCGATTTGATTTTCGGTAACTCGCTGCCAAACAGTTAAGGTGATCGGACCTACATCTCCACCAGTATAACCCGAAATATAAAATTCGTCGTCTGTGTCGGGAACTAAACCGATTACTTTGTATTGAGTATTGCTTATTAGTTGATAATATTCAACTTCTTGTAAGTTGAACATATCTTGGATGTCGGTGCCTGTAGCTACGGTTCTGCCACGTGAAGTAATTCTTAAAAAGCCCGTCGTACTAGACCCCTTCACATTGCCAATCTCATCCAATAACGTGTAAATTACACCAGTGGCATTGGTGAGCGGTAGTGTGTGAGCGGAGTCGTCTAGCACTATTGCTCCATTTGGCAAAATATCCTTAATGTCATAAGGAGTGCCAGAATAAGCTGGAATGGACATTTGCCACGGGGCGCTTGCAGTGCCTTGGGCTACATCCCATTGGGTTTTAATGTTCAGAATCTGGTAGTCTAGGTTTGAATCTGTGACTTCCTGAATATTGTCTTGATAGACGAACACGGCTCCAAACGGGGTGTCGAATTCTACTTGGTTAGATATTCTGAAAGTAAAGGCTCTGTCGCTCAACACTTGATTTTCAAATGAAGAGTTGGTTTCTGTTATTGGCTCCGAAATACTACTGTCGTTGACCCCAGAAATACTGCCTTGAGATACTTGTGCTGTGTTTTTGTTTGGGTTGTCTATTCTGTATTTTCCAGCCAAAGATGACGAGAGAATTTCTAGTACAGCACTACCATTTGTTGCCATCCCAAGATTTTCAAAGTTTATATCGCCGCAGAAAATTACGATCTTGTCGTTGAAAGCAATGCCCGCCCCGCTTGCAACCGGATTGGCCGTTGCTAGTTGATTTCTCAAAATAGCGGCGGTTGTAGTGCCTCTTTTCATGGCTCGATTAAACCACATTTGGCCCGACCCAGCGATTACATCGTCTTGGGCAGAATATCTTACAAAACCTTCGATTACTTCTTCCGGTTGTTCCATGAATTCGTGGAAGCCGCCGTAGATGTTTAAGTTTTGCAACACAGCATGAAATGGCATATGTTCAGTTAGTATCTGAATCGCCTCGTAAATTCTATCATTAGTCAATTCTTCTATTTCTAAATCCACATTGTACTTGCTGCTAAGACACGCAAAGCATGGATCGAGGAAATCTTTATCAATATCACATGGGTCTTTGGAATTCCGAATACTACCGTTGTATTCTTCCATGTTGTAAATGTTTTCTGAATAAGGAAATTCGGTTCTTACCTTGCCGAAGATAATATCGTCATGATATGGATGTTTTTGTGGTATGATTACATCAAATAATGGATCGTTTTCTGCAATCAATCGCACGTTCATGTTTTTGAGAGGATAATCCTGATCCACTTCATCACTTTGATCTGCCAGTGGCAATGCTCTCACATAGTCTTCTATTGTTTGTATTACTGGACTTGGGATTTCATTGTACTTATACAAAACTTTAATTATGTCGCCTTCAATCAAATCCACCGGGTTTGTCGAAAGAGAACTGCCCTCCCAAGTCATGGTTGTAACGCCATCTACGGTAGAAAAGGAAACATAGTCTGAAGAAATCTCTGTGTAATCTTCCTCGCCTTCTGCTCTTATTGATAGTTGGAAATTATCTACATCTATGGGCAAAGCTACCTTGGCCAAAGTCCAACTGGTTTCTCCATCGTATTTGAATATTTCTTGCCAAGTATAGGCAGAAATCACTTGCCACAAAGGGGTATATTCAACGAGTTTAATGCCAGCTTGATCTAATCCTTCAACTATGCCGCCTCTCGTTCCTTTTCTTTTATACAAAGGAACGGCACGTTTGATTTGTTTTCTCCAACGTGTTGGGTCATAAGACTTTAGTTTTAAACCGAGCGTGTTGGAAAGATATGGCAAAAGAGATTCATCTAGGACATTGCCATCATAAAGATCAATTATTTGATTCGCAAGATTTTCTAAAACGGTAAAACCATCTGCGACCGATTTGTTTAGTTTATCAATTACATCAGGTGTACGATCACCATCACACAAAAGCATTTTGAATACTTCGGGTGTGTATCTTTCTAACAGCGTTTCGTATTTTTTTGGGGGAGTTTGATGCGTAGGAATAGTTGTGGTAACTTCCGTGGCACCCTTCAAGTAAAACTTAAAGTGTTGAGAATAGGATTCACCGGCAGGAAGTGGCGTCCAAGTCCAACAAATGAAGTAATCGCCTTCTCGCATCCCGACTGGTTGCCAAGTATATTTGAAGTTGCCAACTAGCGGATTTGCATCTTCATCTTCTGTGACATGCTCTAGGAATGAATTTTCTTCATCCGAAGACAGCCATGCTGGGAATTCTTTGTTCCCGACAATATGAGCGGGCTTTGCGTCATTGAAGTAGAATGGCGAACTGGTTTTGGAAGCCTCTGCGTCCAATCTGGCTCTTTGGGCTGCTTCTATGTTTTCTTGTGAAGGATCGGCACAGGCTAGAGCTTCTGCTTCCATAGCCGCCTTCATCTTTTCAGTTATGTAAAAATCTTCTCTGTATTCGCTGAGGTTGTTGCTAGAAAAATCTCTTTCTACATAATAAATGACTAACCGATCCACTTTGTATGGATCGACTAAGCAACCATTCGCATCCAAGGTTGTTAGATCAAATATTATATCATCTGTTGCAGATGGATTTTCTGTTGCATTTAATACGGCCATTTTTCCCCCGTTAATTTATATTTCATGGTTGAGGGAATATCATGTTTTTTAAAAAGATCATGCCATTTAGGTAGAACTTTTTTAGCACTGGCTTTTCTAAATGCTATCATTCTTGTATATTCATAATCATATACAACCAAAGATAATTGATATTTTTTGTTTATCAATGAAATAAGATTGCTCAAATCATTTTTTGGAAACGATTCGCACTTAATGCTTAATTGTCCCTGTTGCCAAGTACCGTCGTCAAGATACCAAATTAACAAACCAAATAAATCAATATTTTTGTGACTTTTCATAATTTTATTTTTGTGATTTTGAATGCCATACATTTCTTTTCTGATTCTAGTATAAATTGGCCTAGTTGCCGTGAATAATTCTGGTCTTTTTTGTGTATAACATTTAGCCCCTAATTCAGACAACATTTTGGTTTTCCAAACAACATATTCTTTGAAACAATAGTTTTTACAAGCAGGATCGTTTTTGGTGATCCCACCATCTCCCAACATGCTTCCTAAAATTATTTGATATGTTGTTTTATTCATATGTCACTCGTATACGAAATTTATTTCCATTGCATCCGGTCTGATTATTTCATAGTATTTGGTGGTAACTATGATTCCGCCGTTTTCTTCGTTGTCGGTCACGAAGTTGATGTTGTATTCTTTGACTTCTTTTATGTCAGAAAAAGCCTTTACTATTTCGCTGTCTTTGAGAGACTGTCCATATTCCCAATTTGGCAAAGCAAACAAATCAGCAAGTCTTCTTTCGAGCTTAATCCTTATTTCTTCTTCAAACTTTCTGTAGAACCTGTCAATTACAACATCAATTTGAATGTCTACTAAAATTATTGTTCCATTTTTGATACAGATATGATCTGTCATCATCTTTCTTTCTTCTAAGTAGCTCTCCAACTCTACCTTTAGTTGATCCCCAGCTTCTTCCAGAGAATCTTGATCTTTTCTGGCCAAAACGTAAATGTCTACTATATTTGCAGCACAGCCATAGTTCCTTAATACAGCAACAGACTTGCCAATCTGTCCTTGATAAGCAGTGCCAAATTGGTCCGTCAGAGTTTTGTAATCTAGGCCAGTTACCGCACGATCTTGAGTGCGAATCCAAGCTGGTAGCTTTCTGCGTATATCTTCAATGGTATCGCCATCGTATCCAAATTGTGCTTTGGTGTAATTACTGAAAAAAACAGGGACGGAATAATCAAGTCCCGGCACTGTTATGATCGTTTCTGTATTAACAGCATTGCTCACCAAGTTGCCACGGCTACCGCCGCCACTTCTATAAGTTACTCTAATCTTCGACCCAATAGATGGAATAAGTCCTGCTCGGTGGTTGCCAAATACAATGAAAGCAGAATAATTGGAATCATACTCGATTCGGTATTCTCTTCTGGGTTGAGAATCTGTAAAGTATTCTACTTGTTCCCATCTTACTCCATCCACATCGACTCTCACAGAATCATATATGACGGGCTGATATTTTAGCGTAAAGGATTGCCCTGCCGCTCCTGTTCCATCAAATTCTTGTGTTCTGGTTCTTCCTTCTAGTCCTATCAAACTGGCATTTACTATTGAATTTGCCGGTATGATTATGTTGTCATCAAATAAAGGGTTGTTGTCGGCATCGGCTGCAAACAATTCCATTGAGATTCTTTCGTTGCCACCATTTGCCTCTATGATGAATGGAGTGGTAATTACCACGTCAGTCAAAATTGGGTTGTTTAGGGAGGCTGTCCACAACGATTTTGCAGCAATTGGGGGTTGCGGGGCGAATCCTATGAGTTTAGACAAACGGAAGGCGTTGTCTATTTCTGTGACCGTATCTATGAAGATTTCATTGGCTATTTGGTCCATCTTAAAAGACAGAGTATCCGCCACAAATGCCCAATTCTCAATCAACATAATAGCCAACGAAGATTCTACGAAGTCGCCAAACTCTTTTTCGTATTTTTGTTTGGTGAATTCAATCAATCTGGCCTTCATAGACCAGAAGTCTTGATTTGTGTAGTTTAAATTGAATATATTTGGCTTTTTGATTATTTCAGATTTTGCGTATGGCTGAATATCAAAAGGGCATCCACTACTACTCATTTTTCCTCCATTAGCTGGCTACTGGAACTTCTAGTTTCAATTCGTTTACTTGGTCAATTTTTGCACGATCCACAAACAATATTCTAATTAGTAAAACCGCATCCGAGTCAGTTCCGTCTTCGTCCAACGGCCTAGAATACTTATCTAAGCCATTTTTGACATCAATTTGGGTGATTGCCACCCTTGGCTCCCACAATTTAAGCGAGCGAGCGATCATGTTTTTTGCTTCAATAATCAATTTTGGATCATTTGGCTCAAACATTAACTTTCTCAGTGGAGTGCCGTAAGTAGGCAACATAACTCTTTCGCCAGGATTGGTTAACAAGAGAATCAGCATGTCTGCCTTCACTTGATTTATTCCGTCTTGTATAAAGAAGAATCCTCTAGGATTCTTCGTAATTGGATAGGGTATACCGGGATATTTAAGTGCCATATTTTTCCTTTAGGGATTGACGAACTCTCGTTCCCCATTAATCACAGTGCGGACACTTCTTGCCGATGATAAACGGAACCAGCGTGCAACAAGAATCGTTCTGCGAATAGCTGCCAATTACTTTGCTACTCAATCTAACCACATTATTACATGTATCGTAAACCAAAATTGGCCCAACACAAGGATTAGATCCGCCGCAATCGCATCCATTATTGCCATTCCCACCCCCACACTCTTCGCCCGCCAATAACAAAATAACATTGGGATTGTAGAACAAATGCAATTGATCGCTTACATTTATGTAAACATCTTTGGTGTAAACAAAATTAACCTTACTGACCAATTCAATTAGATTAGATGGGTTCTTTTCAAAGTCTCCAACCACAGTGATGTGATTGTCATAAGTCATTGCCACATAGTTTCCACCAACTCGCAAAAATACTAATCCGGGGCCACTTGGGGCTTCTTGATAACGGTGAATGTGTGGCCCACGTTCTTTATTATCATATTGAGGACAGAAAATTTGAATGTGTTGACGTTGTGTTTCTTCTTGAGAAGCCTCATCTTTCATCAATATTTCCAATCCATAACCAGTTCTAATCTTCACAAAAGCCTTCTTGGCCTTCGATACCGGCTGGAAATCTTCTGGCGGTGCGCCCTCGATTTCTCGACGGCATGGAGAACATTGTTCATTAGTCCAATCAATCATTTCAAATGAGTGATTGCTAGTTGAACGCATTGTGAATCCACGTTTTTCACCGGCAATATTTGGTGGGCACCCAGGACACCCTTCTAAACTCTCGGTATGATCATTCATCTCAAAAAAGTTGCCAGTCGCAGTCTTCAAACGAATATAATTCTCTTTGCCACGCAATTGCATGGTGTCTTTCTTTCCTTGCGGACTTTCTACGTCACTCATTTCTATGGTATGACCAGTTGCCGACTTCCAATACGATCTGCCAACGTAGTGATTGTTGCAACCAAAGTCGAAAGACCGCATGCTGCGTTCCCACTCTGGGTTCCCGTTTGGTTCTTCTACTGAATCGTCCATTACAAATGTATGGCCAGATATGGACATAAATTGAATGCCAGATTGCGGCAAATCACATTTATTGTTCTGTGGTGTGCCCGGACCCTTGTAAGGACGACATTCATTTTTATGCTTGAAATATGGATTTGCACCCTTCTGCTGTTTATAATATTTTGTTTTAGGATGACCAGTTCTTGGATGACCACCAATAATTTTACTATTGCTTACTGTTCCTTCGCACTCTGTATCTTCTTTCTTCTTTCCTTCATCGGGATCAATATCTCGTGTTTTTGCTTCCTCGTCAATTAAAGCAATAACTTCCTCTGTACTCGATCCCGCTCCTACATCATCTCCGGTTTCTCCAAAGTTCAATCCACCTTTTGCACGATCTGGTTCCGGTGCTTCGCTTACATCTTCTACACAACTTACATCATCGTCTGGCACACCGCATTCTGGGTGTGACCACTGACCGGCATAATGCAAATGATCGTCTTTCATCATGATCCAGTTGCCGCAACCGGACATAATTTCAAAACGCTTCCATCTCCGGTTACATTTGGGATCACCATCCACCATTTTTATCATGTGTTTTTCTGGTGTTTTGAATCCGTAAATGTTTGGATATGTGATGATTTTTTGAACTTCGGGTTTGTCTGCAAAGTCCAAAATTGATGTTAAATCGAAACCGTTGTAGCTTTCTGTGTTCCACGGCGGAAATACCTGAGATTCATCATCTGGTCCAACCATGTAACCTTTTCGGTGTCCCTCCCAGATTCGGTAGTATTCAGGGATGTTGATACCCCAATTGTGTTCTCCTGCTGGGCCTCTATTTCTTTGCCATGTGGTTCCAACATAGTAGGCACTCGATCTGTTACCGTTTTCAAACAAAAGACATACTGTTGATCCTGCTGGGGGCACCCAATTTAGACCAGAATCATCAAACCCGCCCATTGAAGATACAGGCAAAGCCCAAGGCAATTTCTTTATAGGACTTTTAGGATTATGGAATACAGGAGAATAATATCTAATTCTATTTTGCTTCCAAATGTCTATGGTTTCTACACACAATGCTGTGTATAAACCAAATTGCGTTTCGGCTTGTGAAACAACAGTGCTATGTTGTGCTAATTCAGCACGCATAACTCCACGCATTTCATAATTCACATTACCTAATCTGTTTTGAAGAGTGGTAATTTGTCTTTTTAACAAATCAATTTCTTGTTGCATTTCATTTAACATTATTCACCTTGTTTATATTGATTCCAGTACTTCGCCTGAATCATTATCAAATGCCAATGTACCACATCCGTCACCACCCAATGTAGAACCTTGGTCAATGTCTGCATTTGGTGTATCTAATTTCACTTTTATTGTCGTATTGTATTTTCCAGCTTCAATTTGATGATCTATTCCCAATATTAGCCATTTTTTATTGCTTAAAACTTCATTGCATTTTGGCTCCGAAATCCAAGTACATCCTTCTATGGTGTATGGATTTATCATGACTATAGAAATAGTGGCACCAGCTAAAAGAACTGGATTTGCAAATTCTCGGCTTGGGTCGCCAAGAATTTTCAATTCAGCTTCTAATCCGGGTTTAATTTCATAATCTTTATTTGCACGAGTTTGAGCAGCAGTCGTTTCTTGGTTTCTTCTAGCCGAATTATTTGGACTGCCCCAATCTCTATCATTATGCTGAATAGTTTGATTATCTTGAGGACCGGCATTTTCTACGTCAATGTCTGGATCAGCCTTCTCGTCTCCAATAGCCGAATCTCCACCCATCGCAGTACCACCAGCATTGTTGTTAAACAAAATCCAATCTACAGTTGGCGTAAAACTTATAACTTCACTACAATTTCCTCCGTTTACAACATATGTCCCTATCCAACGTTTACAACAAGGGGGATCTTCGTTTCTTCCGGGTTTTGGGTCTTCTGTAATTACAAGGTCTGATTCTTCTGGATCATATTGAATGATAGTTCCTTTATCATTGATTGTGAGGCCAGCGCTACCGAGCCACCTTCTAATTACAGATAAACCATTTTGTTGATCGCCGGTCCATTTTGCTCTTGGCCCTTCTTCGTCACCCGTCGCTTTCCAACCAAATTCTCCTGCTGGTTCGTATCTTACCTCCATTACTGGATCGTTTTTTCCAAATACAGAGTCTATTGCATCTTTTAGAGGGATCTTGTTGTCGTCTGCTCCAAAATTGGCTTCTATTTTTCTTTCAAAGTGACGACTCATTAAGTCAACGCATTCAAGACTGATTTTAACAGTGCCTACTTCATAGTTTGTTTGCATTGTTTTAATCATAATGTGAATTGCCGGACTAGATTTCTTTTCTATACTGCCATCACACTTTTTGATAATCCATCCATATGTAAAATAAGTTAAATCTGTATCTTCTGTTGCACGATTGATTGTTTTGTTTACTGCTTTTGCAAACTCAATGTACGCATTTCCACCCTCAGAAACTAATTCTATCTTCGCACCAACACCTGAACTGGCCACACCAAACCCATATTGAAACGATTTAATTACAGTTTTGTGCGGGTTGTTTGGCGAAGATTCATTGCCTACTGTGTAAAATGAGCCTCCCCGTATGCTCAACTCCACAAACGGGGCGAAAACAGCACCATCTATTGGTTCATTTGGTGGGCCACAAGAATATGTGGATATACATTCATTTTCACAAGCCATTATTCCTCTTTAGAAAAAAGCTCCGGGTATTTTTATACTAAGACCACTTTTAAAATCATAAATGTCTTTAATGTTATTGGCTTCCATTATTTTCCACCAAAAGTCTGTCACACCATAAAATTCATTTGAAACTAAATCTGGTCTATATTCATAGCCTTTTGTGATTATGGTGAACTTATCTTTTTTACTCGGTTCTATTTTTTGCTTTCTATACAATGGGTACGTTAGCTTCTTTTTCTCCGTATAGTAAACTACCGGAGATTGAGCATAACGACTTGATACATTGACAAACTTTCTAGCCTGAATTTTTGTTGTTTCTATGTAATTCGCCATATTTTCTCCTTAAATACTTGTTCCTAGAAATTGAATTTCTTCGGCATAAGGTAGATTTGAACTGTCATATACTACCTCAAAACTTAAATCTATGTCTAATTTATAAGGAACATATCCTATATCATCCCAAGCCACTTCAGTTGGGAATTTAATAGAGTAACTTTTCAGTACACAACACAATTCATCTACTGCCAATAATCGACCACACTTTATTTTGCAAATAGGGGGCGGTGCATAAGGCTGTTCTTTACTGCTAGGATAAACACAGGCTTCTAACAACTTTATTTTTCTCAATATGTCTTCTTGATCGCCCTCTTTGCAAACCATTAGGTGAATTGTCCAAGAAATTGTTCTATTCTCGGAGTATGCATAATTCTTAATTGGAAATGATCTGCCAATTGCTGACTCATCAGCATAATTGGCACTTTTTGAATCAGAAATATCTGGCAATATTCTCATAACAATTTTGTCACTTAATTCTGGTATATCAATGTAACAATCTTCAATGTTTCTAAGCGAACCATCTGGTAATGTAGCTTTCATTTAACCTCTTATACTATTTGAGAACCGATATTCAAAATCTGTTTGCCGGAAGACTGGAAGTGCTTTCCAGCAGCCCATCGGTAATAATTGGTTGGCTTTTGACCAACTTTGTTAGCGGCAGTATCACCCACATTCGCTTCGCTGCTTCCTGCTTTTGAACTTTCGCCGCCCTTAAATATCTTGAGAATTTGCTCCAACAAAGAAACCATTTGTTCTTGCAAATCGTTTTCTGTTGATGCCGCTTGTGCCAATTCAGACAATTCTGGCGAAGAAATTTGAGACGCTGCTGGTTCGGACGATGCGGCATTCTGCCTTACTTGCTGATGCACATCTGCTGTTGGCGGATGTACAGCAACTTGTGGGTTGGTAGCTGTCGCTGGTTGTTCTGCCCGAACTGTAGGGTTACTCCTCTGATGTTCTTGTTCTATTCTCTGCTCTGCCGATCTAATTGAGTCTCTTTCAGCACTTCTTTCTGCTTCACGGCGAGAAGCGTTTCTGCCCCCACGTTCCAAATACTCATTGGTCGTAGGACGACTTTGTAGCGCCTGACGGATTCTATCTCCTCTATTTGGTTGCGATTGAGCTTGCTGCAATGTTTGTTGTCCTCTCTGGACAGTAGACATAGCAGGCTGTATTTGGTCCCTAGTCATAGCAGGCTGTATTTGGTCCCTAGTCATAGCAGGCTGCAATGCTTGTCTTCTGGCCTCAGACAATGGATCGCCGCCAACTCTAGGAGTTACAGTTGGATTCGCTACGTTTGCAGGAATCGTTCCTGCTACAGCCGCAGTTGGGTCTGTAGAGACGCCAACTCTAGGAGTTACAGTTGGATTCGCTACGTTTGCAGGAATCGTTCCTGCTACAGCCGCAGTTGGGTCTGTAGAGATATCTGTCTTCGGTTGTTCTACTTTTGCAACTACTTCTGTCGGGGTTTCTTGTTTGAATAACTTTTTGATTGTATCAATTAGCATTAAGTCAGTTACATACAAACCATTGCCCGGAGTAATGGCCGTTATCATGAACTGGTCCATGTCTTTAGACAAAGATGTTGCCGCTTCTTGTTCTTTGCGAGCAACCTTATCGTCTTGTACTTGCTCAGTTGGGCTACCGGCATTTACGCTCTTTCCACCTGCGGCTGCTCCACCCCCAGCTTCGGTCATCTTGTTGTTCATTTCCAAAGCGGCAAGTTCGGCCAACGGCAAAGTCTTCAACAATTCAACGTCGATCCTCATGCCCCGAATGTCTTGCATTACTTCGCTCAACATTTGCAGAGCATCCTTTAAGCCACTCATTACTTCGGCCAAGGCTGAGATTCTAGCAGCCGCTTCCTGAATTTCAGAAGACGGTGGAAGGTGCTTCTTGATTGGTTCTAAAATTCCAGTGTTCAAAGCGCTTGCTATTCCTGAGAAGTAATCTGCGAAATTGTCAGTTTGTCTTCCGATCTTCGCAATCGGGGAGAACCACCACCATCCGGTTACAAGTGGCCCCAACTCTGTAGAAACATTATTGAGTAGCAGGGCCACCTTCTTCACAGTTTCTGCCATGCCGTCCAGTTGTCCAACAACTTCGGTAAGTTCTTCCGACGATGGGAAGAATTGTTTTATTGGATTGATTATTCCATTCACCAAGCTGGCCGCAATACCCTTAAAGTATCTGGAAAATATTGCAGTCTTTACTCCCAAAAAGATGACTGAGTTCCACCACCATCCGGTTACAAGTGGCCCCAACTCTGTAGAAACATTATTGAGTAGCAGGGCCACCTTTTTCACAGTTTCTGTCATGCCGTCCAGTTGTCTAACAACTTCGGTAAGTTCTTCCGACGATGGGAAGAGTTTTATTGGATTGATTATTCCATTCACCAAGCTGTCCGCAATACCCTTAAAGTAGCTGGAAATTATTGCAGTATCTACTCCCAAAAAAGGATTGCTTATTATTATCCAAAATACATCGTTTACAGCAGGTGCCAATCCACTCAAGAATGGTGGAACTTGCTTCACAGTTTTTGCCACGCCGTCCAGTTGTCCAACAACTTCGGTAAGTTCTTCCGACGATGGGAAGAGTTTTATTGGATTGATTATTCCATTCACCAAGCTGTCCGTAATACCCTTAAAGTAGTCGGAAATTATTGCAGTCTTTACTTCCAACAAAGGATTGTCTATTATTGTCCAAAATACATCGTTTACAGCAGGTGCCAATTCACTCAAGAATGGTGGAACTTGCCCCACAGTTTCTGTCATGTCGTAAAGTTGTCCAACAACTTCGGTAAGTTCTTCCGACGATGGGAAGAGTTTTATTGGATTGATTATTCCATTCACCAAGCTGTCCGTAATACCCTTAAAGTAGTCGGAAATTATTGCAGTATCTATCTTCGCAATCGGGGAGAACCACCACCATCCGGTTACAAGTGGCCCCAACTCTGTAGAAACATTATTGAGTAGCAGGGCCACCTTCTTCACAGTTTCTGCCATGCCGTCCAGTTGTCCAACAACTTCGGTAAGTTCTTCCGACGATGGGAAGAATTGTTTTATTGGATTGATTATTCCATTCACCAAGCTGGCCGCAATACCCTTAAAGTATCTGGAAAATATTGCAGTCTTTACTCCTAAAAAGATGACTGAGTTCCACCACCATCCGGTTACAAGTGGCCCCAACTCTGTAGAAACATTATTGAGTAGCAGGGCCACCTTCTTCACAGTTTCTGCCATACCGTCCAGTTGTCCAACAACTTCGGTAAGTTCTTCCGACGATGGGAAGAGTTTTATTGGATCGATTATTCCATTCACCAAGCTGTCCGCAATACCCTTAAAGTAGTTGGAAATTATTGCAGTCTTTACTCCCAAAAAAGGATTGTCTATTATTGTCCAAAATACATCGTTTACAGCAGGTGCCAAGCCACTCAAGAATGGTGGAACTTGCTTCACAGTTTCTGTCATGCCGTCAAGTTGTCCAACAATTTCGGTAAGTTCTTCCAACGATGGGAAGAGTTTTATTGGATTGATTATTCCATTCATCAAGCTGTCCGCAATACCATTAAAGTAGTCGGAAATTATTGCAGTCTTTATTTCCAACAAAGGATTGTCTATTATTGTCCAAAGTACATCGTTTACAGCAGGTGCCAATTCACTCAAGAATGGTGGAACTTGCTTCAAAATTGCAATTGTTGCTGCCAAATTAGTTTCAGCACTTTGTATTTCTTCATTAGATGGCAATGACTCGATGATCGGGATGATAATACCTTCTCTTAGGAAGCTCGTAATGCTTCTGAACCAAGCCTTGAATTGCTCAACACCCGCTGCCAACACAGCGATTGGAGCATCCCCCATGCAATCATTTGGATTTAGCGGCACCAACAACTTAGCCAAACCGCCGATAATTCTGGGTAAAGATCGTACAATGACATACATTGCAGAAAGTATTCTGCCCGCCAGCATTATGGTCTTAGGTTCCGGCAATTGTGTAAGAATTGGAACAACAATTCCATTCAACATAAATCTAGCAATTCCTGTGAACCATCTCCTGAACAACACGGTGTTACCAGCCAGTTTATCTGCCGGTGTGTCACTCAAAGAATCACCAGAATCCATAAGTGGAATTAGTTCGTATGCCAAACTTTTTATGACTCTAGGAATAGCCTTCACAATCACAGCCATTGCGGAAATTATTCTCGCAGCCGTTTGAATTTCTTTTGCGTCCGGCAGAATGGTTAGGATTGGAACGACTATGCCGTAAAGCATGAATCTGGCAATTTGTCTAAACCACTTTGCGAATTCTTTTCTATTTTCAATGATTTTATCTATTGGAGAATCAGATAACAATCCGCCATCCATCAAGGCCATCACAGCGGCTAGATTTTTAATCATTGGAACAATGCCCTTAGCAATTACTGCCATTGCAGAAACAATTCTTGCAGCCGCCACAATTTGGTTTGGATCACCGAATTCAGCAATTACTGGATTGACAATGCCCGTGTGCATGAATTTGCCAATTTGTTCAAAGTATTTTCTGAAATCCTCTTTGTTTTTGATGATTTTTTCTACCGGAGAATCCGAGAAGAAACCACCATCCATCAAAGCCATCGCATCTGCTAGGTTCTTGATGACGGGGACTGTGCTTCTGGCTACTATGGCCATAGCTCGCATAATCATCGCAGCAGCTATAATTTGCTTTGGATCGCCAAATTCCTTGATTACCGCATTAACAATTCCGTCATTGACAAATTTGGCTGTGGCAGCGAACCAAGTTGTAAATTCACCCTTATTCTTTTCTATTTTCTTGGCAGGCGAATCCGTGAAGAAACCACCATCCATTACAGCCATTACAGAAGAAAGACTTTGTATTGCCACTCTGGTGCTGCACAACACAATTGCCAGCGATTTCATAATCAAAGCGGCATTTTGTAAAGACTTAACATCAGATAAACCGCTAATTTGAGCCAAAATTCCAGTCTTCACAAAGTTAACTGTTTCTTGGAACCATGTTGCAAATACGTCTTTATTACTTCTGATCTTTTCTACCGGAGATGCTGTGAAGAATCCGCCATCCATTAAGCCCATAATTGCTGTTAGCGATAAAAGAGCTATTGACGTGGCTCTCAACATAAGCGCCATGCCAAGCATTGTCTTGGCTGCATTCTTGAGTTCTTTTGCATCCTTGAAATTCTGAATTCCATCAATGATGCTCTTAACGAAATTGCCAACAGATGTAAAGAATCCATTGAATTGAGGAATTGCTTCCTTAATTTTTTCAATTGGAGACGCTGTAAATACTCCGCCCTGAGTTAGTGGGGCTATTTTCTCAACCATGATTTGAATAGCAGGCAAGGCCGCTTGCAAAATTACGGCCATCATTTTGAGTGACTTCGCCGCATTCTTTAGTTCTTTTATGTTGCCAAAAGCGTTTTTGACTTGGTTAACAATAGTTGAAATAAACATAATCATCTTGGGGAAGAATACAGCCATTTTCCTCCTGGCTTCTTCCATTTGTTCTATTGGAGAAGAAGCGAAGAAACTGCCCTGAGTCAAAGGCGTGATCTTAGTTCCTAAATCGTTCAATACTTTTGCGGTCAACGAGACTATCATGCTTATCATGTAAAGCAAATTGACCATATTCTTTGCAGCCTTTAGATCAACCTGAGCCTGCAAACTCTTGGCGAAATCTACTACTGTACCGACGTATCTAGTCATCGGTTGTTTCATGGTATCCAATGTATCTGTGCCCTGATTCATTGCATCGACAGTTGATAGTGCCACAATCCAGAATCCCTTGCTGTAACTAATCGACATTATCTTGTCGCTGGCCTTCATGATTTGGTCTGTGACTTCGCCACACGCCGAAAGAATTGCAGCAACGCCTCGTGCCATCGAAACAGTTTGTTTCGGATTAAGTTTGGCACCCAAATCCTTGGCTATACTAACCACGGTACCGACGTATCTAGTCATCGGTTGTTTCATGGTATCCAATGTATCTGTGCCCCGATTCATTGCATCGACAGTTGATGATGCCAACCACCAGAATCCCTTGCTGTAACTAATCAATATTATCTTGTCGCTGGCCTTCATGATCTCGTCTGTGACTTCGCCACACGCCGCCAGAATCGCAGCAACGCCCTTGGCCATTTCAATTGATTGTTTCGGATCAAGTTTGGCACCCAAATCCTTGGCTATACCAACCACGGTTGCGATGTATCTAGTCATTGGTTGTTTCATGGTATCCAATGTATCTATGCCCCGATTCATTGCACCGACAGTTGATAGTGCCACAAGCCAGAATCCCTTGCTGTAACTAATCGACATTATCTTGTCGCTGGCTTTCATTATCTCATCTGTTACTTCTCCACATGCTCCGATAATCGCAGCAACGCCCTTAGCCATTTCTGTGGCTTGTTTTGGATTTAGAGAGCCACCCATTTGTTTAGCAATACGGACTACAGTTTGAATGTAGGTTCCAACTGGTCCAGCCAAATCACTAAGAGCGATTACACCTTCACGCATTCTGTCGGCAACTTTGCTTCCTGTTAACCAAGCCCAGAATCCACCATATACTGGAACATTCAATAATTTGTCTTTAGCTTTAAATATTTCTTCTGTTACTTCGCCACATGCTCCAAGAATCGCAGCAACTCCCTTAGCCATTTCTGTGGCTTCTTTTGGACTTAAAGAAGCTGCCATTTGTCTGGCAATACGCACTACAGTTTGAATGTAGGTTCCAACTGGTCCAGCCAAATCACTAAGAGCGATTACACCTTCACGCATTCTGTCGGCAACTTTGCTTCCTGTTAACCAAGCCCAGAATCCACCATATACTGGAACATTCAATAATTTGTCTTTAGCTTTAAATATTTCTTCTGTTACTTCGCCACATGCTCCAAGAATCGCAGCAACTCCCTTAGCCATTTCTGTGGCTTCCTTGGGGTTCAAGGAGCTTGCCATTTGTCTGGCAATACGCACTACAGTTTGAATGTAGGTTCCAACTGGTCCAGCCAAATCACTAAGAGCGATTACACCTTCACGCATTCTGCCGGCAACTTTGCTTCCTGTTAACCAAGCCCAGAATCCACCATATACTGGCATATTCAATAATTTGTCTTTAGCTTTAAATATTTCTTCTGTTACTTCGCCACATGCTCCAAGAATCGCAGCAACTCCCTTAGCCATTTCTGTGGCTTCCTTGGGGTTCAAGGAGCTTGCCATTTGTTTGGCAATGCGAACTACAGTTTGGATATAAGTTCCAACTGGTCCGGCCAAATCACTAAGAGCGATTACGCCTTCACGCATTCTGTCGGCAACTTTACTTCCTACCAACCAAGACCAGAAACCACCATATACTGGCATATTCAACAATCTGTCTTTGGCTTTAAATATTTCTTCTGTAATTTGTCCGCAAGCGCCAAGAATATCTGCAACGCCCTTAGCCATTTCTATTGCTTGATCTGGGCTAATTTTGCCGCCAATTTTCTTGGCTATATCAACTACCGTTCCGATATAGGCTATGACTGGCTCAGACAAACTATTTAGAGCGTCCAATCCAGCCCACATCAAAGGTATAATTAACCAAGACAAAATTGAGAGTAATCCCAATTTCACCAATGAACCCATCTGGCCTAAGATGCTATCTGTAATTCTTCCAGCGGAATCAATAACAGATGCAACGGCGTCAGCTATCTTCTGGCCTTCTTCTGGGGTGACGGTCATAGATTTCTTGGCCATGTTGATGATAGCACTTGCCAAACCAATCATCACAGGGGTTAAGAGTGTCAGTGCTATTGCACCCAAAGCCATAAATCCTAAACCAGCCCAGAACAATGGGGTGTACAGCATGTAGCCAAGAGCAGCCAGACCTGCACCAGCAGCAATCACACTTGCAGCAATGCTACCGGCTGATTTGATTATGTCAGCAACATCGTCCGCTACTTTAGCGGCTACTGCTGGGTCCATTCCCTTGCCCATTACTCCTTGAGCAATGTCGATAATTGCCATTGCTAGTTTGATAATTGCAGGAGTAATTGCCAAAATAGCCACTGCACCTATAGCGGCCATCAAAGCCATCGACCAGAATGCTCCGGTTATTACGGCTGTTCCGAGAAGTGACAATGCCCAACCAGAAGCTAGAACGGCACCGGCAATTACACCAGCGGCAACTATTACGCCTGCTGTGTCTTCTGCTATCTTCTTAGCCACACTCAAGTCAAGTCCTGCTGCCACTGTTATGGCTTCACCCATCTTCAATATGGCTACACCCAACGCAACTATTGCAGGAGTAATTGCCAAAATAGCTATTGCACCCAAAGCGGCTAATCCTGCCATCAACCAGAATGCTCCGGTTGTCATGGCGGCTCCGAGAAGTGACAATGCCCAACCAGAAACTAGAACGGCACCGGCGATTACGCCAGCAGCAACTATTACGCCTGCTGTATTCATTGCAGTTTCAGCGCCCATAGCCAAATCAACGCCTGCTGCCGCCATCAAAGCGGAAGACATTTTGATTATGGCCATAGCCAAAAGTAGTATTGCTGGTGTCAATATGAGAAGAGCCACGGCACCAAGAGCCATTAGTCCAGCCATAGCCAGCGTAGACATGCCGCCGTCCCACATCATTGCTCCTAAGAAATACAACGGGATACTGGCCCCAATAACGCCTAGTGCGATAACTCCTGCTGCACCAATGATTGCAGCAACATCCAGTGCGACCATAGCGGCGGTTCCCGCATCAAGGCCGAATGCTCCAAGAATCTTTGAACTCATCCAGATAATTGCACTGGCAAGCAAAACAATGGCTGGTGCTAATATCAGAAGTGCCAATCCACCTTTTCCAATGGTCCACAACATGTCATTCAAGTCGCCTTTCAGCAACGGGCTTTCTTTAAGCTTTTCCAAACACTCCACAGCTTCACTTACACCATAAGCTATTAAGCCAGCAGCGGCGGCGATTGCTCCCACTATTACTGCTGTCTCTGCTACTGTCGAAAGGTCTAATCCGAATGCATTGGTTATTTTGTTTACCATCCAAATAATGGCAGCACCCAACAATACCAAGGCCGGTCCAATAAGAGCTACGGCAATGGCCATCTTAGCCATTTCTTTGTAATTTTCTTTTACACCAGACGCAAATTCTTTAGATTCTGACGTATCCAATTCTTTGTAAAGTTGAACTGCACCAAATGCAATTGCTCCACCAGCCGCTGCAACCGCTGCCACAGTAGCTGCTGTCTGCATTACAGTAGCCTCATCGAGGCCGAGTAAGTCAAGAATCTTCTTGCCTAAGAATATGATTGCGGCACCCAAGGCAAGGACGCCCACAGCAAGGGTTGCTATGGCGGCAGCATTTTCCATGAAGCTGCCGCCCATTTCGTCTATAACGCCAGGATCAACATCCCCGACAGGGGCCGAGGCTTGTTTTTTTAATTCTTTACTTTTGAGAGCTTTTTCAGCCTTAACATTCTTGCTCTCTTGCTTGATATTTGCAGATTTTAGTTTGTTTTCCCGCTTTTCTATCTTTATCTGCTTTTCTTGATGACGACGAATGCTCTTTTCTACAGCGGTCGGCTTTGCCTCGCCTTGTTTTGCTGCGGCGGCTGGGGCTGCTTTAGCAGCAGTGCTCGGCTTTGCCTCGCCTTGTTTTGCTGCGGCGGCTGGGGCTGCTTTAGCAGCAGTGCTCGGCTTTGCCTCGCCTTGTTTTGCTGCGGCGGCTGGGGCTGCTGTAGCAGCAGTGCTCGGAGAATTCTTCAAAGCACAAATACAATCTTTGATTGTTGCCAAAAGGCTGGCGATATTGCCCATTTGCTTGAGCAATCCGGTACCAATTTTATCTCTTTGTTTTTCAGCGACGTGGTCGTGGGTATATAAAGAACCTTTTGTTCTTGCCATCTCCGAGAGTCCTCGGAGGATATTGGCTTGTTCTTGTTCGTGTTTTGTTTCGCCGGTTATAAGTGTTCTTATTTCAGCCATAGTATGGTACAAAGTACCAATTAAGCCTACTACACCAATGATGCCTGCTGCGATCACCCCAGCAATAATTAACAATTGTCCAAAGCTAGAATTGAATATCGCACTAAATCCAGCGTTGGCCAAGTTTCTCAAAGTATCATTCATCTCTCTCAAACTTTGAGCAGCAGAGCTTAATGGATCAAGTTGAGCCTTGGCAGCGGTGCTCGCTTCTTGTTCGGCTTTTGTAATCTTCGCTGTTAATTCACGGAAAGCAGCAGGGTCTTTCAATGCTCTTTCGATTTCGCTGGAATCAATCTTGAGTTCTTGTTTTCCAGCAGCCTTTAATCCCTTGTTCACACTATCCATAGCACTCTGGATAGCCCCTCTTGCTACATCGGCTTCACTTGTCCAAGCTACGCCCAAAGCGTTCATGTCTTTTTCAAACTCGCCTCTTCTTGTGCTGAATTTGGCAAGTGCATCGCCCATATTCTTGGCACTCTTTGCCGCTTCATCCAAAGCAGTCAATGCGCCCATTGAAGCACTTAGTTTTAGCTTTCTTTGTTCTTCAAGAACTGCGGCTTTTTCTTCCAGTGTTAGATTTTGTTGAAGTTTCTTGTTTACATTCGCTAGTTTGTCGGCAAGAGTTTGGCTCGATTGCTCAAATGCCTCAATAGTACCCATTAACTCGCCAGCTTCTACATCAAATGCTGCTTTCAATTGAATGTTAATTCTGGCTTTTGCTTGATCGGAGAGTTTTTCCCAATTAGCTCTAATTTCTTCGGCGCTATTGCCAGCAACACCAAATTGGTTGATGGTTCTCATGAACTCTTTGTTCATGCCCTTCATCGCCGCTTTGCTTTGTAGCAAAGTGCCGCTGAATAGCTTGCCATATACGCCAGCCTGATTAGCTGCCTTTGCAAGCAAAGCGAATGTGCTGGTATTGGCCGCCAACAACTTGTTGGTGCTAGTCATAGCACCCATCAACTTGTCGCCATCAATACCAACTTTCTTGAAGTTCGCAGATAGCTCAATGATGTTCTTGACTTGTGCAGCAGTTGCAGTTCCGGCGTTCTTTAGGTTGTCTATATATTGTTTGCTGCTTTCGACTACTTCTTTGAGTGCATCGCCCGTCATGCCGGTAAATCGGGCCACATCTCTCATGCCTCGACCCATATCACCGATTTGACCCTCATTGAACTTTAGGTGTCTTGTCCAATCTACGAAGGTATCGCCCAACTCACCAGCTTTAATGCCGAGTTGTTCTTCTGTGTTAAGTTGTGCAACGGTAATCGCATGGGCTTTCTTCAAATCCTTGATGCCCATTCGGAGAGTCTTTGTGTATCTGACAATAAAATCTTGTCTTGACTTGCCAGTTAGTTTTGCGGTTTTGTCTATATCCTCAAAAGTCCGCATTAATTGCACTTGGTCTTTTGTGGCACCGGCTATTTCATAAGAGATTTTTCTAGCTTCTTGTACGAACTCTCTTTCTTTGTCCAGAATACCTTCTGTCAAGCTGCTGAATACTCTTATTCCGAGTATCTGATCTTCTAATATACTGGTGAGGTTTCTTGCAGCCTTTTCTCTTTCCAACCAAGGTTTTAATGATTCACCAGTAGAACCATCGGCGGGAACAGGTGTTGGTTCACCACCGGGAACAGGTGTTGGTCCACCGCCTCCGCCACCGCCGCCTCCGCCACCGCCTCCACTTGGAATTTTGACAAGTCCTGTTTCTATTCTTTGCAGAACATCATTAATTTGTCGTAATACACCTTCGCAGGCTGTATCATGAACTGAAATAGAATTTTTTTCCAAACCTGCTCTGGCAAACTTGCCTAAATCTCTCCACACAGATGCTTTGGGAGCATCTTTGTCTTTGACTGGTTTTTTATCTTTGGCCTTTTTGCCATCTGGCTTTTTATCTTTCTTATCTTTATTATCTTTATTATCTTTTTCCTCGCTTTTACTTTGTGCTATTTCTTTGAGAACATCGACCATTTGTTTTAAATAGTCTTTTTGTTCTTTCACAGAGTCTTGGAAGTCTTTAGTATATGTTTCAAATAGTTTGACTAACTTATCATTAGGCGCAGCATCGCCGCCTTTAGCAAAAGGCTTTGCATCACCTACAGCTTTTGTAGCAGAGGTAGCTATTAAACCCTTGATTTCTTGCAAGGAAAGATTGGTAGTCTTTTGTCCTTCTACTAATCTTCCCAAATCATCGTATAATTGAGCCATTTACACCTATTAGATTTATATCACATTGATAACAGAGAGTACCTTATTGTTATTTACACCAATTCAGATTAATCCTTGCAAATTTCCGGTATTAACACCAGTTGGTTGCTCTGGGGTTGCAGCGGCAGCAGGATTAGTTAAGCGTTGGATTTGTTCACGAACAGAACGGCGAATTGCGTCCACTTCTGACGGGTTCAAGGATCGAACCGAGGCGAGAATATTTAACAGGAAGGCACAATCTAGTTTTCTAATTTGCCTTATGCCACGTCTTTTGTATTGGCGGAAGGCTGAAACTATATATTCATCTCCCTTAATGTTAGAGTAAGAAAAGCCGAGATTGTTGCAGTTTGGCTGCAACAATCTTTTAATATCTGGGAATGTCAGATAATGTAAATTTACTCCACGAATATAATTCTGCCAAATGTCGGTTATCAACACCAACGGATAGGGGTCGTGTCCCGGTTTGTGAAACGTGTAATTGAAACTCACTAGACTGCCCTTTGTGATTGTTTGAGTCATGTGGCTGTAAATCGGGCCGTACTGGTTTGCCGGAAGTCGTGGTCCGTAAGGAGTTTGTCCAAATTGTGCTGGCGTGAAAAGATTCTCGTTCATGGAGTTATTTAGATTTACAAGGGGTAAAATGTGGGGTAGAATAGGAGTGCCCTGACGACTTCCGAATCTATGCGAAAAGGGATTACGAAAGGAAAAAGCCATGTGGGTCTATTGTCCAGATTGCAACAGTTCGGTAAGCACCGGCACTCACAGTCGTTACGGAGTTTTTTCTTGCACTTGTGGAAGAAAATTCCGTGGTATCTGGGCCGAGGTGAATGAAATCCATCGTTGGCTCGTGGGATTTTGGATTCCTCCCAACGATCCCAGCATTTGGCCAGAGAATCGTGGTAAGACTCCATGCCCATATTGTGGACAGTGGGTAAGTGGAAGAATTACGGGCTACTGGCCGGTAGTTTGTCCGCACTGCACAAGAGATTTACCCACGGATAATGTCAATGAAACTGTGGCTGGATGACGAGCGTCATGGCAAAGAAAGAACAGTTAAGACCCTGCCTTCTCTGGTTGCTGAGGCATTAGTGTGTCGGCTACGGAATGCAAATTCCACAAGTGGCACAGACAATAATTTTGATTACAAACCAAAGTATCAAGCCGATTGTGCCTAAACCGGCTAGTTTGTACTTGAATTTGTTTAGACATTCTACAAATTTCTGCATAATTAGTCCCTTTCTTTAAGGATTACATAGAATGCATGAATGAGTCCGGGGAAATAACCAAAGAACGTTAACAAGATGTTGAGCCAAAAGTGCATCCCTAAACCGACTTGCAAAGCTACTCCCAACGGTGGGATAAAGAAAGCGACGATCATGCGAATAATGTCATTGCCGCTAACCGGCATATTTTCATTTTCCATGAAGCCTCCTTACTTGCCGAGAATCTTATCCATGAAATCTTTGATAAACTGTGGTTGAGATAGGAAATTCCATCCTACAAGCAAACCAGCACCGAAAGCTACTGCATACCAAATCATATGAACCTCCTTGAGATTACACAGTATTTATTCGCTTCGCTCCATATTTTTCAACTACATCCACGTCTTGACCCGTTCATATTCACATCTTGTTTAGTACGAGACTCGAATAGTCAGAACCACCAGTTCTAAGAATGTAGTTGTTTCCAGGCATTTGCAAACTATTACCTAATTCTTGCTCGGCCTCAGCAGTCTTCTTGAAGAACTTCTTGAGTTCCTTGGCAGTGCTTTCCATGACTTTTCTTGCAGCCTGATCTTCATTGATGTTGTCGCTCATAAAATCGCTAAACATATCTTCTAGGTTCAACGAATAAGCTGTGCCATAAGGATGTGTGTCTGATTCTTTTTGTACTCGGTAAGCCAAAGTATTCCCAATCTCGTAGATTCTTATGCCTTCAAAACTTAGGTCTTCTGTGGCTTTCACGAAGATGTACGGTTCTTCCTCTTCCAGAAAGGACTTAACTTCCATCCCGTTATTTTTTAGCATTTTCTCAACCAGCTTTAGATGCCGTATGGCTTCTCTCTGGCGTCTGTCAATAAATTCTAAAAACTGTTTCATTAGCAAGACCTTGTTAGAATTTCTGGGGCATTAGGTACGCAACGCTGCAATATACGAAGATCACTCGGATTTCCAGTATAAGGAGTTTCCTTCCATACAATTCCTTGGAAGGACGTTGCCGCTTCTTTCAAGATGTTCTGTTGGGCCGTTAAGAATAGAATTCCGTCGATTTTTTCCAAAAAATCGTGTTCCTCTTTCTGCGGCTTGCCATCTTCATCTACTTCGCCGGTTTCTTTCACAAATTTAATTTTCAAATCAACAAAGGGAATAATTGCCCCATCGTCATCAATCATGGCTTCGGAATTTTCCGATTGCATAGTGCGAACAACCAACTTGCCATCGGTATACGCAGCACGCAAAGAAGTCGTTAAGTCCCAACCCAAGGCGTAAATTGTTCCATCTTTGTCAGTGACGTTAATTACAAAAGCTCTCTTGCGGAAAGTTTCAGCAACGCTTTCCATTACAATTCTTCTGCGAAGCACTTCTTTCTCTTCCGGGGAGCCTTCGTCCAGTCTTCTCTGTTCTGGTTCAGTCAAATATCTTTCCGGGTCATCCTCTTTGAGACTCCACTTGCCAAGTTCGGTGCGACCCCACTTGTCATTAAAACGAGTGGAGATTCGGATGGAGAAATCTTTTTCGTTATAGATAACATCTTCGTTGTTGGCACCACTGCCTACCTGCACGCCGCCAATAAGTGACGCAAGGAATTTACGGTGCAAATCGCCCTTCATGCCCAACAAGCCCTTCAGCTTGATAAAGATGTTGTTGAGTTCTGGCATATTTTGCATTACACTGGTGACGTGATTCACCAAAGATACAGCCGGGCTATTCTGATCAAGCTCGTCCCGAACTAGCTTGCGAACTTCTTTACAAGCCTTATCAATGTTTGCGTATTGTCTCAAAAACAGAATTTGAAGGTTGTCTTCTACGAACTTTCTAGGATAAGAATCCAAATCCAAGTCTCGTACCTGACCAATCATGTCAATTAGTTTTTGAACATCCCCTTTAACCGATTCTTTGAAGAACGAGTCTTTCCATCTTTCAAAATCCTGCTCGTCCATTTCTTCGGGCATATCAGGAGCTTGCGGATCACCAGAAATATCTGGCATATTTGGGTCTTTTTCTTCTGCTTCGCCACCCATTTCTTGTGGAGGCTGATTGGCTACGTTTGGATCACCGCCCGGTGGAGCAACAGGAGTGGGAGCAGGGGCACCACCCGGAACTTCGGGCATTCCCGGCCCAGCCATTGGTGGTTGACCACTTGGCATCATTCCATCGGCTTCAACTAGCCATTCTTCGATTGCGTAATCTTTCATTGTTGCCCCTTTTTCTTAGCTTTATTGACTGCCTCTATTAATGATCTTCGAGTCGAACTTTGACCACCAATATTTATGGTATTATTTTGAGATGCTGCCAAATATTTTGGAAATGTATCTCTTTCTTTCAGTTTTATTCTGGTTTTCAAGTCAAGTATTTTTGCTGCTTTGTCTGCCAAGTCACTTTTCATTTTCACAAAATTGACGAGAGCTTCTTTGCTGGCCGATGTTGCGTCACCTTCGTTTATGACCATATCCGCCATGTTATCGATGAATTCATTGATTTGGCTACGATCTTCACGCAACCAACCGATTACTTCATCAAAACCGTCTAAAAGTTCTTGATCACCAATCAAGTTAGAAACATCGTCACTTGTCGGAGGTAGAAGTCCTACATTCATCTTTGGGAGCAACTCATTGAATTCATCATCAGATGGAATAATTTCAGCGACTTGCTCTGTGTTTTCTTCCATATTTAAAGTTTTTTCTTGCTCTTCTATTTTCTCTTTACCCATAATGTAATATATAGACTTAGAAATCACAGAAAATGATAACTGTGTGAAATACATTAACCATTAAAAATAACACCACAGAAGTAAGGAAACATGGCTAAAACTGAAACAGATGTTTTATTAGAGCACTACAACAGCGTAAATGAATCCATTAAGTCAGTATTCGACCTGACATCTCGTATTGATGAACGGGTTAAAATGTTGGTGGAACGCCAAGGGGACTTAGAACAACAACTTGATAAGGCAATTGAGAATCAACAACAAATTCTCAATCGAGTTACTGTTTTAGAATCTAAAGATGCTACTTCCGTTGTTGCGTCTAATAAAATTGATATTCATGACATTAAACAAAAAATTGCTATCATGGAAAACTCTAGCTCTAAAGAAGATATAGAAGATATAAAACAAAAAATTCACCTCTTGGACTTGAGGGTTGAATCCATAAATATGAGAACTTCCAACCAAGAAGGCCGTTGGGCAAGACTCTTCGACTTAATTTTTAAGTTAACCATTATGCTAATAGGTGGTTATCTTTTATTCAGATTTGGTTGGCAGACATTGCCATAAAAAATCGGTTAAAGCCTAAATAATAGTGAAAAGGAAGGCGTATATGAAAAATAACTTATTTTCCACATATTATAATATTCGAGAAGAAGCAGGCGAAAAGCCAGTCAGAAACAATGTGACTTCTAGGATCAAACTACAGAAAAAAGAAGGCTCAAAAGAATTTTGCCCTTTTACTGTAAATAAAACAACTCATCCAAACTTGAGAATGATCGTCAAAGCATTTGAGGGCAGCGACAAGATTGGCGTGGGCTATACTACGATTGAAAAAAATAAGGGCGAAGTCGAACCCCAATTAAAGAAGAAAGTTCTTTACTTGGTGGGCGGTGCGGTTCGTGACCACTTGAAGGGTAAGACCCCTCGAAATTACGATCTTGTAACTAACGCTACGCCCAGCGAAATAAGAATGATTTTGGGCAATGAAGAAAATGGCTTTACAGAAACAAAGCCGAGAGAAGGCGATCATTCCAGTGACGAAAGATATGCAAAACTTCCCGCTCCCGGCACAAAGAATAAGGTTTTCTACGCTTCTCGCTGGGACAAGCAAGGCAAAGAACTCGAAGTAACCGTCGAAGTTAATGGCGAAAAATTCGAGCTTGCCACAATGTCCAAAGGCTCAAAGAGCCGCCGAGTCACACCAGAAAAAGGTGAACCCGCATCTTCAGTAGAAGAAGACGCAGAAAATCGTGACTTTACCATCAATTCCTTGTATATTCCCCTTACAACATCTGATGGCGATAATAGCGAACTTATTGACCCACACGGCGGTGCCCATCACTTAAAAGGTGGTGAAGTTGTTCCGGTTGGCGACAAATTTGATGACCGTTTGTCCGAAGACCCATCGACAGCACTTCGTTATACAAAAATGGTTTCTAAGTATGGCGACCCAGACAAGATTCCTGACAAACACAAAAATTCTATTGACAAACATAAAGACTTGGCAAATGTACCGGCTTATCATATCCACAAAGAATTTCTAAGTGGTTTGGAAAATCCAGACGGCGATCCTCGCAAATACTTGAAAATGTTCAAGAATTTGGGACTTCTTGGCAAGGTTTATCCGGGTGGAGATTTCGATGAGAAAAACATGCCGGAAGGTCTGCGTGGCGACCGCTGGATGGCTTCTGCCTGGGTTATGAAAGATGGTAAGGCAGATGATATAAAAAGAATCCTTGTTGATAATGGCTGGTCTAAACAAGAAGCAAATGATATTGCGTACCTTGTTCAAATGTATCAATGGGCCACAAAAAACAATTTCGACCCAGAAATGTTTTATGATATGAAGAAATCCCCAAGTGGTTTGACCAAGAGCAAAATTCGTGAATTTATGCAAATGGCAAAAACATACGGACCAGAAGTAGATGCCTTCTTGGGACATGATGATAGCGATATTACTTCTTATGTTGGTGGACAGGGCGACAAAAAATTGAACCCAGAATTCGTCAAGATTCTTGGACGTGCCCCACAGGGTGGGGAATTTGAAGGATTGAAAAAATTCCTGTCCACAAAAAGATTCAAAGACTCTCTTAGTAAACTAAAGGGAAAATAATGCAAAAACTTGTTTCTTTTGAAGACCGTATTGAATGAAAACGGCGAGAATCAGTTATGCTTTACCCAGAATCTAACCCTAAGCGGAGCAACCGTTTAGTGATCTACGACTTCGACGGAACCCTCTTCCGCTCTCCAGACCGGAAAGATGGTTCGACGCTTTACTACGAGGCAACTGGTAATCGTTGGCCCCATCAGGGCTGGTGGGGCCGGGTTGAAACCCTTATGCCTCCCGTGGTTCCTGACCCTATTCCCGAATCCATGTGGATTCAAGAAGTAGTGGACCGTCACCGTCAAGACATAAAGGACGAAAATGCCTTTGTTGTCCTGATGACTGGTCGTCCCTTCAAGAACCGTCGCCGGGTCCGAGAAATTCTGGATACACAGAATATTCTCTTCCATCGAGAATATTACCGGGGTATGCCCGGACAGAAGGGGCAAGATACCTTCGATATTAAGGTCAATATCATCGAAGAAGAACTCTTCCACGATGGCCTGAAATCAGTAGAAATTTTTGAAGACCGACCAGAACATTTAAGTGCCTTTATGACCAAGGCAAAACTCTGGAAGTCATTGATGGGTAAGCACTTAGAGAAGATTATTATTCATGATGTGCCTAATAATGTACATTATGATGAATTTTAATTTGAAATTTTCGGACGGCCTGCCAACATAAATACGGATAACATCCGTGGGTGTTTTTTTGGAGGCCAGATGAAGTACAACTCTTACCAGAAGTTAGTGGCAATTTTGAAGAAAAAATGTCCTCCCGCTTATCCTGTTACTGTCAGGAGGACAAAAATTACGAGTCGTCTGGATGGTGACTGCGGGCTGCACAAAAAAAGATTCTTCATTAGAGTAAGCAAAGAATTGAGTGAGGCTTCGGCAATAGAGACACTATTGCACGAGTGGGCACACGCAATTGCTTGGAACCACTTACACGACTCGATGGATTGGAGTCAGTTTGAGGAAAGAGTACATGACGCTTCTTGGGGCGTAGCATACAGCGAAGTGTACCGGGTTTACGAACAATTTTTCTTAAAAGACCCCAACAGCGAAAATAGGTGTGGTAAATTCAAATATAAGTAATTCAACTTTACTATTTTATAGAAACGGTTTTATATGAGGTAAAGATGGATTATTTTGTTGACTTAGAACAAACACCATTCAATCAATGGCAATTGGAACTTTTAATCGAGAGCTTCCGCAGACATAATTTGCAGGACAATCTTGTTGTTTGTTTAAATGAATCTGACTCGCAATTTAATATTGAATTTATGATGAACATTTATGGTCACAAACGAACCATAGCTCATCGCAATATTGGTAGGGATCGAGGATATGATAAACTAAATTCTTTCTATGGAATAAATTGGGCTTTAGAAGAAGGGTTGCTCAAACAACCCTTTTATAAAATTCCATTGGATGCTGTTTTATTCGCCCCGCCTCCCCCTACCCCAGATTATCCAATCGTATCCTATCAAATTGATCCTATGTTCACACCAGATTTGGTGATGGAAAATACCGATTTGTTTGACAAGAAACAATTGGAAGAAAATTGGCCAAGCGCAGGAGAAATACTTTATTTCAACAAATTCCCAGAAATATTCTTCTATCAGTTGGCCGACCTAACTGAAAAATTGGTGTTCCGCCAGATGAGAAAGACTGGCAAGTTTTGGGAATTAACACACCGTTTGGCTTTCAACCTGAAATTGCAAGAATATGTAGGCAAAGTCCCAATTCAGGGCGTGTATGATTATGAGTCGGATATGTATAGCAATTATCCCAAGTATTTCATTCACTATGACAAGGGGTTTATGCCAATCTTTCGCAAAGAAATGTTTGCGTACTCACCGCCAGACTACATTTCTTTTGGAAATCCATTCAAGGTTTTAAGCGAAAACTTCCCAAGTGGAGCATTTCATTATATGTCGATACTGGCCAGAAGTTATCTGAGTCGCCAAGCCAGACTACAACAAGAGAATAGGTCGTGAAAACTTGTCCACAACAATTAGCACGTCGTCAGTTAATTTGTTGTGGAAATTTCGCAGATCAACAACTTCAATAGTGGCTCCCCTAGCGTAAGGTTTTAATCCCTCGACTAATTCTTTAATGTCCATAACATCTTCAATGATATAAGTGCCGCCCACGTTTAATCTTGGGAAAAAAACTTTAAACGCTTGTATTTGACTACGCACGGTATGATCGGCATCATCAACGATTATGTCAAATTTTATCATTCCCAATTTTTCTTTGACAATTCCAGCGGTTGTAGGAGCATACAAATCTATTTCATGTAAAGTCACTCTTCCAGTCGCCTCTTGTTGTTCTTGGTATCTGTTTCTACTCAAGTCTACGTCTATCCCATGAATTTTGGCATTTGGCAAAGTCTGCGCAAATGCTAAAATGCTAGGACCAAATTGAACTCCCATTTCCAAAAAATTAAAACTACGACCCTGCCATTTCTCTATGAGTTTGTCATAATAATGCTCGCCATAAGCGTATGCAGCATTTTTGTCGGTGATTTTGTATTCTGAAAATTTCATTCCATCCCTTGATTTTGGCTAAATCAATGTTTCAATTGATATATAGATCAAGGAGTGAGATAATGAGGAAATATGTAGCCGCTCTCTTTGTTAACAACAAGGCTGTTGTCGGACTCAACCACGGCGATGCCTTCTCGAAACTTTCTTCTCAAGAGCAAGACGGTCAAATCGAGAGCGGATTTATTGATACCAAGACGGGGAAATTCTTTAGCGATAATATCAAAGTCTATCTAAAACAAGTTTATCTCATTCGCCACGGAGAAGCCACCGGCCAAGAACGACAATCTAAACTCACAAAATTCGGAATTCTTCAAAGTCACGTTCTGGCCGAAACAATCTCTAACAAAAATATTTCCGAATTCGAGTTATTTTCAAGCCCCTTTTTACGATGCAAGCAGACAGCAGAAATCATCGAGGAAAAAACGGGGCTTAAATTTTGCGCCAAAGAAGAGTTGCGAAAGCAAAATATACAAGAAAAACCAGAACGCTTTTGCGAAAGAATGACCACCCTGATCGAAACTCTGCCCGGAAAATCAATACTGATAACTCATAGTGATGTGATTATAAATGTTGTTGCACAAATGGTCGGCACACACGTTGCGAGTATCCCCAATTGCAGCATATCCTATGTTAGTTCAAAAGAATTGGTTATCTCGCAAAATTCGGGGCGGCAAATCTAGGTGCTTTTTCTAAAGGTCTTGCTTCCTGTGGTTTCTTCTTTAACCACTTGTCTGCCCACGGAGTAAATATATCGTCATTGGCATGATAATGCTGATTCCTGTAGAATTGCATCTTTTCTGATCTGGTCCCCTCATGATTTATTTTGCTGACAACTCCCCAAATGTAATTGGTTGGTAATTCAAAACCAATCATTTGATCTACAAATCCTAGAATGTTGTTCTTTGGCAATTGCTTAAACCATCTCTTGGGAATAAAAGCCAATACAATTGCAAAATTCCCGGCTCGCTTCATTATCTCAAGCATTTTTTCAACCGACATCTCTTTCATCGTTCCCATAAACTTGTCCCGATGCATTCCCTCGCCATTCATGTAACCCCAAGCGAGTTGATCGTCGGACTGCCCAGCCATCAAATAATGGCCTTGCTCAAGTCGATGCAATTCATCTACGACCTTCTCGTACTCCACAGGAGAAGTCTCGTTGAACATAAAATCTTTGAAGCCGTTAAACATCATGTCATTATTTAGGACTATACAAGTTCGTTTTTGTGTAGTAGAATCCCACAAACTTTTTCCATTCAAGGAGTTTGCGATGCCATCCCCCAATTTCACGGAAAGAAGAAAACCCGAAATCAAGGAAAAGAAATACGTCAAGACGGTCAGTATCGTCTTGAATCCACAAGATAATGACGGGGAATCCGTCACGCTCGAAGTCGATTTCTTCCACAACGGCGATCCGAAAAATTCGATTTTCACCAACATCCATATAACTTCTGGATGCTACGGGTTTGTTGGGGCAGATTTTCTGAAAGTTCACAGCACCACACAGAGTTTTTGGGGTGTGGGCCTCGAAGCCTTCCAAAAGGCATTTACGCACATGGAAGAAGTTGCGTATCTTCTGGAAAAATCTGGGAGTACAGAACCAGTTACCGTATTACCACCAGAGGCTCACTGGCGTTCCGCTTATATTGGACTTGAATCTACACCGGAACGAAAACTGGCCCGTATTAAAGAACTGATCGAAAAATCGCCCCATGACGCAATGTATGGAGACAAGATCATTTACGATCTGGTTTATAACATTACTCAAATTGTTGGAGCAAATACGCAATGAATATCTTTCTTTCCCATTACTTTCCGATACGACTAGATTGTTCAATCATCCAATGGACAATAAAAAGGCTTTGGCTTTTGATATTGTCCGACAATTGCAAGATCGGGATGACGCCCAACTCGCTCAGGAATTTTTTGAGAAGATCGTCCAACAAAAAAAATTCCTGACGTAATCCCCGAAACTCTTGTGCAGGTAATTCAAAAAAATTCGGAGTTGCAGCAAAATGGCCTGTCGCACCTTACTCGCCGGTAAGTGTGTGAAGATCAATGGCGTTGTCTGCACAGAGAATCGTGCCGTAGCCAGTGGCGAAATTGTTCAAGTCGTCAAAATAGATTTTGCAAAAGTTTTGTGAAATCGGGCTTGCTGACTTCTATCGTTTTGTTTAGATTGCTCGCAGAGGTTTACTTTATGCCTAAAAAATCCGTCTTTCGTTGACGGACGGGCGGACACCAAACTGGAGAAGAAAATGAAAATGAAGATGTCGTGGATTATTGCTTTGATTTGTGTAGTCTTGGCCTGCTTTTCTGTCTATTGCTATTATACCACCAGCCAAGACAATCAAAAGCTGGCACTGAGCAACGTAATTTATGTTGCTGAAAACAGAATCCTCAAAGAAGAAGTTACTACTCTCGGACGTAAACCAACTTATGAGGATGGATGCCGAGACACAATCATCAAAATGGGCGGGCCGCACTCGCCCGGTGCCTATATGGATGGGTGGCACGCCGCAATCCTTACTCTTGATACGAAAGGCTATGCTGACGGTTATCACAACGCCATCCAGCAATTCGGCTACCAAAAGACAAACAATACTCGGTGGTTGGTCGAAGAACCCGTGCCTCCAAAAGCCCTGCCGGTTAAATCCCAAGAACCGGTTAAATCCCAAGAACCGGTTAAATCCCAAGAAAAAGATAAGAAATAAATAGTAACTCCTAAACATCAAGGCGTAACAAGGCGGGCTACAACCCGCCTTGTTTGCTTTACAACCCGCAGTTTTTGTGGTACAATCTTGGCGTGGATGAAAGCTACACGGAATAAGAAACAAGAAAACACCAGAGGGTATTTCGTCATGAAAAGACAGCTTTGCAAAGTCTCTGTCGCTTTTTTGCCATTCCTATGTTTTTCCTCGCCTGCAACCGCCCAGTGAAACAACGTCCCTAACGGTTGGTCAACCGCTCCCAGTCTGCAAATGATGTACTCGACAAATTGCTCGCCAAGCCGGGATCAGCTTATCACTTGGCAGCAGGATATGTTGTACACGCAGCAACAGTATAAGCAGTTTTCCTCGTTGTCCTCCAAAATGATCGAGAAAGGGATTGCCAACAACGATCACCGTATAAGACTCGCCGCACTCTTGGCTGCTGGCGACAAACGATTGCCGATGCGGGGAATTTACCTCGAAACTTTGCTCGATACGAACGCCTTGGTACGGCAAGCCGGTCGCCGTAATCTCATCATTCTAAGTGCAGTTCACCTGAACCCGGAAAGCGATTGGATCACTTTGGCACGAAAAAATAAGCTGAAATTCGTGGATTTCGGCCCGCCGCCTTGCTGCAAGTTGGAAGAGGCCCAGGCATCGAAAGAATTGTGGACGACGTGGTTCGAGGAAGAATTGCCCAAATCACCGTTGTTGAAACCATTGGACAAGACAAAATTTATCCCCCAATAGTTTGGGGCCGCTTTCCGTTCGAGAACAGGCTATTCTCGATTATTTAAATCAGAATGGAATTGGACCTCATGAGCGAGATTTCTGATGGGCAAAATCGTAAAAAAAAGAGATTGCCACCACCTACAACCGTTCCTCAACAATTACTTGGATTGCAAATAGAATCCTACCATGTCGGGAGTTGGTGCCCAACACCCGATGGAACCGGCCCCGCTCAAGCTGTTTCGCTTGGCCTAAAACTTAAAGGATTACCCCACGAATTGGTTATGCGTTTGAAATCGCCCGAACGGGTCGATGAATTGATTCAAATGCTCTTGCGTCATAAACGTGATGTTTGGCCCGATGCCCCCTAATCCGAGGAAATAATGTCCCATTTTACCGTGATGGTCAAAGTCAAGAAGGATCGTCTCGAAAATCACGACGGCGAAATCGAACTCGCCATCCATGAAATGCTTCTCCCTTTTCAGGAAGAAGCCAATGAACAATATATGAAGTTCATCGACTGCACACAAGAAGTCGAAGATTCATTGAAATCAATCATCCACGCCGATGACTATCTCGCTGAACAACATCCCGATGCTGTCGGGAAAACGCTTGGCGAATTTTACGGCAGCTTCGATGCCGTCGCCAAGCAATATTACAGCTATCGCAAAGACCCCGCCACGGGCAAATACGGCTACCAGAGAAATCCCAATGCCAAGTGGGACTGGTATCAAATCGGTGGCCGCTGGTCTGGATTTCTCCCCGTTAAGCAAACCGCCGAAGGTGTGAATACGGGCGGATTTGGCGAACGCTCATGGAGCAATGAAAACGAACCCCATGAGGATGAAACCGCAGATTATTGTCAAGTTAAAGACTTGAATATCGCCAAAATGGAAGCCGATGTTCTCAAGTCCGTTGACGAATTCTGGAAGGATTACAACGACTGGCTCACGATCAAGGACTTGTCGCACAAGGAAATACTGGAAAAGTATAGCACGCCCGGCAAGGAAGAAACCGACGAGACTCGCCGCTGGCGTGATCTTTCTATCTGGTTCCATGACCGCCTTCTAAGAATGGGCGTCTGTAAGTGTGTGAAACCACGAGAACCTATGAATAATCCCGATGGCACGCCCATGATGGAAGAATACGAAGAATTCATGCCAACGGAAAATGGCGAAAAGAAACTTCGTTGCAAATTCTCCGAGCCAGTGTTTGAATATGCACCGCTGAATAAAAACGATCTTTATTCAAAGTATCGCTGGCACTTTGAATTCGGCACCTTCGCTGTATTGGATGATGAAGGCTGGAAGGAAAAGGGCGAAATGGGCTGGTGGGGCATTTCCAGTGACTCCACCGAAGACCGGGAAGATTGGAGCAAATCCTACTTCCAAAGTTTCATCGCCAACGAAGACCCCGAAACTACACTCGTTGTGGTAGATTGCCATATATGAGCCTTATCCGTGCCACAGAATTAGTCGTTGATGACAAATTCAAGCATGTAAACAGACTTTTGGGTAAAGCCAAACATCGACTGCTGTATCCAGAAAGAAAATAATATGGCCAACCACGGATTTGTCAAAACCCGAAAAAAATTGACTGTTGAAAATATCAGTCAATTACTTGATGAACTCAACAAAACCCACTTCAAAAGTGGGTTTAAAATTGAGTATCACAAAGGCGATGAACATTCGTGGGGACCACACGTTTGGATGCTGAAATATCCGTCCAAAGATCACGACGGCGATTGGGGCACCAGAGTTTGTTGGCTCAATACCAGTCGCTCATTTGAAATGAGACACGGTGGTGGGGGCGATTTTATTTGGTGGGCTGATACCCTGATTCTTGACACAATCGCTGTTCGCTTTGACGGCAAAGTAAGCGATGAGGGTTGTGAAGGAAAGTGGCCCGGCACACCAGATAAAATCAGTACATTTGCAAAATATATGCAACGTCGTTGGGATCACGTTAAAAACCCCGACACCAAGAAGTTTTTGCTGGAATCGACCCTCGAACTAACACCACCCGAATTTCGGGATGAGTTCAATGCTGAGAGTAACAATGAGCAAAAGAGGCGACCGGGCACGAGCAAGGGTGCAGTCACTAAAAAGAAAAATAAAGAAAATGCAACAAGAACTACCCGAAGATGATTTCCATATCATCTATGGACTAGCAATGTTGTCATTGTCTGTCCCCGAATCGCAATCCAAATGCTTGGAATTAGCCAATCGTTTCGTGAACGGTCAGCTACTCTTTGAAATCCTGAAAGATATTCACTATCAGGAATCATTGTGGGTTTCTACGATGCCCACTCATGTGTTTACTCGCATGGTAGAAAATTGGAAACACTACAAAGGCAACAAAGAACTAAAACCGGACTTCATATACCAAATTTTTGGTATGCTTACGGATAAGCATAAAAAACATTGGAGAGGCAACATTCCACCCCAGAGGCAAGCATGAAAAATTACCTTGTTAATTGCACACTTGGCATGGAACGTCAAGCTAATTACGAACGCCGCAAACAAATGGAAAGTGTATTTGAGCCAGACTTGACTCAAAACTTTCCTAATTCATCCGGCAATGTGGCCCACGAATTGCAAATCACAAAAGATACCCTCAAGTGCCAATTCCATGCCCATGACGACAATCCGCTCGATCCCAGACAATCAATCGAAGAGATGATGAATAATTTTGCTGAGCGGCGTCAACAATATGCCGCCCTCTACGAAGCAATCCCTTCGGCCTTGCTTCTCTATCGACTAATTTGTACTTTCGGCCCGGTCAAACTTGATTGTGAAGGCAACGAAGGCTACAAAATGGTCTGGTATTATGTGTTGAATCACAAACCAACCAACACCAAAATCGCATTCTCGGAATGGAAGGGAAGTTCAGGCTTCCACACCACCTTCCATACCTACAAACAAATGCCAGAAAAACTTTGTAATGATCTGCTGGCTTTGATTGAATATTTGTTGAGCGATGAGTGTGGCCATCCCTACGATGGACTCACCGCTGGTTCTGTGGCCTAACCATTTTAAGGAGTTTTCTAGTGAAAGAATCTACGACCGGAAGCAATGAATTCAACGGCTTTGGCGATAACACCGTCAAAATCACCGACTGCCACGGCAAAACCATTTGCTTAATTGGCAGAACTTCGAGTGAACCAAAAGAATTGATTCATTTTCCATCCCCCGTTCCACTCGAAGTGATCGCTGGCGTTCAAATGCTCTTGGAAAAACGCAAAATGCGCAAGGCAATGAAACAGGGTAATTTCGGCAAGGCCCAGAAATTTGTTGATCGAAAATGGGTAGAAGTGTGTTCTGGTTAAAGAATATACCCTAAAATGCTATATATGACTGCGTGTAATCCACACGCAGTCATATATTTTAGGGGAATAATGAAACTAATTATTACTGCACTTCTGGTCGTTTTGTTGATCCCAGCAATCCTTTTCGGTGCCGAAGCAAATGTAAAGTCTTCTTTTACTGTAAAAGCACCATATCAAAAAACTATTGATTTTATCAATAATAATCCCAAGAAAATGCGTGACGCCGCAGGCATTGAAGTTCTTCAAGACTTGGGCAACGGCAAACTCAAAGTAAAACGAGAAACACTCAAAGGCGATTTTACTTGGATTATGCAAGAGGATGTCGAAGAAAAAAATAGTGTCTATATCTACAACTCAAAATTTGTCGAATCAATTGAAGGTGGAATTGAAGATTCTTACACAAATATAATTGTTAAAGCTAACCGGAATTATGTCACAGTTGATATAAATATAAAAGTCGTAATAAATAATGGCAAAGTAACAAATTTTGATTTATTCTTTGATTTGAAAAGGCAAATAAGAAAAATAGAAAAACTATTGCAGTTGCACTTGGAAAAAGATTGGGACATAAGTAATAAGGAATTCTCTCCAAATGGCGATTTATGAGCCACCTTCCCCAAATCAACTACAAAATATCCCGGCTGAGATTGGTCAGATACATAATAGTGCATGGATGCTCTTCGGGCATGGAGGCCCATGTTTTATGCCAATCAAAATGTCCCCACTAGATAACCTGCCATGATGAATGGTCAATGAGGATTTGAGAACAGGTAAACTAAAAACCTAACACTTCCTTACACCACTCGACCCCGAAATAACTTCTGGCAAAACCTCTTAATTTCTCTGCGTCACTGTTGGTACGCAATTTGTTTAAGTAAGCAGTTGCCTCTGATTCGTTATTATAGATTCTTACCGATCTTTCGATATTCCACATCAAAAACGCCTTTAATTGCGTGTCGTCGTATCCACCCTTCTCTTTCACAACCATCGCCAAACTCATCGCATAAACATTAAATTCCATCATATAGGTGACGGTTTCAGCCCTGCTCTGAATTCTTAAATCCTTGCGGACCTCTGACCCATTCGTATAAGCTACCCATTCATCAAAAATATACAACGGCGTATCATTCCAACTCCCAGCCTGTTGTACCATATAAAGGTTATACACCTCACCTCTTAAACTTTGGGGAACCTTAGCCGCTGCCGCACGAATTGTCGTAGGGGGTTCTACAATCACCACCGCCCGATCCTCTAAACAATAAAACCCATTCACCCGCTCAGCCACCTTCACCAAATATGGCTCGCCCCTGAAAAAGAAAAATCTGAGCTTATGCTTCACAATCCATTTCTGATTGCGATTACGAATATTTGAGTTAATACCGTGAGTCGTCTCATGGCCCCATGTAATCTTGTCATTATCTTTATAAATATGACCCGCTGGCATGTGAGATTCTATATCACCCAATACCTTGCCTAATGAACTATCCACACTACGCACCTTGGGCCAATTGATGAAAACCGGCTCAACTCGTTTGGGTGGCTCTGGATTAACTGGCTCTGGATCAACCACAATGGGTTGCGTAAACCGATCTACGATTACGGTCGGGAAATCAACCTTTTTAAGTTGATACACTATGCCCATTGAGATGAGCAAAATAAGCAGCATGACAACGAAGACTCTGATTGAAGTCAAAATAACACTTAATTTAATTATATTGCACCTTCTCTAGCGTAACTTCTAACCGCTGCCACAAAACGATGAGCATCCCAATCTGCCGGTATCTCCGCACCTAACATATTGACCAATTCCTCAGAAGGAGTTGCCGCCACAGTTTTTGGGTCCAAACCATGTTGATACATCAAAACATTCAACACTCGTTGTACTTGTTGAAGCTGCTGGTCCCGACCTTCAATGTATTTGCTAAATTTCATTAGTCATTTTCCTTGTCGGGTACAATCATCATATAACTATGTATATCTACTGCTCTCAAAGCCAAAACCAAAGGATCGATAGTTCCTTTGCCAGAACACACATCACATTGAAGAATATTTACATATTTCCCTGATCCACCGCAGGCGGGACATTCCAAACTACATATGTCCCCATGCATATCATGAGTAAATTTCCAGCAATTGATAAACGTGGAAATAGGCATACATCGAATAATTCCTGAGCCGGGATCAGCAAGTCGGATAGTTGTTTCGTCATATCCGTAAGCCACGCAATAATGCCATGTCGTCTTGCTGGATCGGACTAGCACAATGACTGGCTTGCCTTCGGAAATGAACTGCTTGAGTTGACCAACATGGCCACGGCGAACACGGCTTTTGACGCCGAATTTGTGCAAAGCAACTCTCAGGGCGTCCGGGGCGGTCATGCCAAAATTTGTGCCGTCTGGGAATTTAATCCATTCGGTGAGGGATTCTTTTTTAACTTCATCAAGCGTCACGTCTTTACTATAATAGCGCAATAACATGGTGGCACTCGTTGGGCCGCAAGTGATACCATCAGGCTGAGCGATGATATACTTCTCAAAATTATCGAGCCTGTGAGTTGACGGGGCAGGCGTGCGATTCAAACTTTGGAAGGAAAATAAACCTACAAAGATTGCAATCAATACGGCAGATAACAAATATTCTTTCAAGGTAATTCCTTATGTATTTAATAACGGATTCAGATAACAAAACTTGGCGTGGTGAACAATGGGATGTAAATGTCACTCACACCGAAAGCAATGACAATTATCATTTCTTTGTTTATCCCAATCCATTAACAGCTTTATTTATGTATCCCACATACGAAATAGATATAAACAATCCTATACTTTGGAAAGGCAAAGGAGAAGACATAAGCCGAGAGTGGGGAATTCGCAATAGCTACGGAAAATTCACAACCTTAGAAAAAATCGAAGCCACTTTCCCCACCGAAGAACAATCCATGATCTTCGGATTCATCAACGCTCTAGCTGTGGCTCGACATAAGACATTTAATGATTGGGCGTTGAAATTTCTAAAAAAAGAAGACGAGACTCTGGAATCAGCCAACAAAATGTTGGATAATATTGTGTTTGAGGACAATTGTAGTTGTGCCCATGCTCTTGTAGGCGGAATCGAAAAGAAAGACTTTCACAGATATGCAGCATATGCTTCTCATCGAGCATGGCATGACAGTTTAGATCAGAGAGTTCCCATTGATTTGGAACAAGCTGCACAAATCGCTTTAACAGTTCCTTTGAATGACATAATTCAGATATTAGGGTAGTCATGCATGTTTACCGCCAAGGATATTCTGTCTTGCCTGCTCTCCAAAAATTGGAAGGATCACCTTTTGTAGAAAATAAACATTTAATGCGAGCTAGGCAAAAAGCCACAAAAACACAAAAAGTATTTTTTGAGCATGATATAAATGAGGAAATATATGCTCCCATTTGTGAATATATTTCTAAAGAAACAAATCAAGAAAATAAATCTTTTCAGGATTTAGCTTTTAATCTGGCCGAAGACGTAATTATTCATCGCATTCGAGACAATAAAGACTGGATGGCAGCAGGACATATTTGCTTCCCATCAGGCTGGTGGCCAGAAGACAAGATTGGAAAACCACTTGAGGAAATTCATGCTCCTATACCGGGAATGAGAAACAATCATTTCAAATTAGCAGAAACAATGATAAATTCGGGACCATTCCTGAGATATGTGTGGAGCGTAATCTTCGAGAATCGAGTTAATTTTCACCCAAGTGTGCCCAAAAAAGCATTTAATCCTTTAACAAATGCAGTTTATGTCAAAGTCGAAGAACAAATGACAATAGCATTCCCAAAAATTCAAGCAGGATTGTTTGTTCTAAGACAGAATCTAATTTTTCCGGGTGAAATTGATTATCCAAGTCTTTATCAAGCCTGTAAAAACATGACACCTGAACAAAGAGAATATAAAGGCGTCACAGAAGAACTAATTGAATGTTTAGAAAAAACCTATTGGTAACTCTGATAAATCATGTGGACTTCACCTTAATACATCAATTTTTGAGTGAATGAGCTTTTTACGGGCCATTACGATTTAGTCCCGAAACTACTGGAAAATATTTGAAGGATAATAATGATAATGTGAAGGAATTTTAGAAATGACACAACAAGAACACGAAAATAAAAAAATTCATGAAATTCGACACCTTGCAATCGTCCTGCATGACACACATTGCAATGACGGAAAAGAGTGCGAATGGAAGTTTGAAAATTGGGTTAATTTAGAAATCAATCATCATAAAGCGAACTTCTACGACAAGGCCGAAAAAGTGTATAATTGGTTCGGGCAGGACTATCAAGGTGCCAAAAGGTTCATCGAACTACTCGAAACGTGCCCTAATGCCTCCAAAATGTTCTTCCAGAACTTGTAATGAGGGCTTACACGGTTAATTCATGGGGTATCTTTGCGTATGAAACTCTGATGGTAGAGTCACCAAAAGTGCCGGATCGCCAACTTGCAGCGTTTCCCAAAGCATGGCACCATTATACCCTCAATCGGCTCATCCATGCATTTTAGAATATATTCATGGAAATGACGCATTCCAACTTCTGTTGGGCGATGGTAAGGTCCATGATCTTCATATCCTGTCATCCATAATTGATAACGTCCTTGAAGAATAATCGAAAAATAAGCCCTGAAAAATCAGGGCTTATTTTATTGCCCACACAAATAGAATCACGCCTATTGTGAGCAAGATGTTCAACACGAAATAAAATACAGGATGCTTAAATTCGTGTTCAGAAACAAGATTATAATACAACATAGTGGAGCCGAGGGGAGTCGAACCGTTCCCAGAAATCTACGGAAATCTGGGTTTGACGAAATCAACCCAAGTCCAGCCGTTATACGCTGAAAACTCGTAGCGGATTGACCCGTACTGGCCTTGCGGCAAGGCTCTTATCAAGTCGGAGAACTATGTCCTCGTTCCTGATTACTTTTCTCCCAATGTTCGCTGACCCATTGCAGTCATTGATGACCCGCCCATCACTGGAACGATAACGCCCACGACCCATGCGAGTGCCACTGAACTCATGCTTCACACCAGCAACATACTCAGGCAATGAATCACGGTCAAAGAAACTGGCCTTGCTGGTGTACGCCTCCTCCGTGAAAACCACATCAAGTCCAGCCAGTGCTGCCTTGTACTTGACTTTCTCCAAGAGCCGCCAGAACGGAACATTCTGGAAGTCCGTCCTTGTCCTCTTGTCCAGCTTCTTCATACCTTGCTTCCAACCATCGTTCTTGCCAATGATGATCGTGCCAATGCCGTGTTTCAGGCAGTGCTGCACGATGAACTTGCTGACGTGGTGGAAGTAGTTTTCCAACCGGAAGTAGCGTTTCCTGCTTTCACGCTTGGTCTTGTGCCTGTTGTAGTGCTTGTTGATGCTCTTGCAAATGCGACCATTGACCAGTATTGGAGTCGTCTGATCGGAAGTTATCGCAGCAGATTTCGGTCTAAAAATGACTAAGATACCTTTACAAACCGAGAATTCTGTCGTACAATCCATACAATCCTGATGTCGGAGCCTGATGTCGGAGCCTGATGTCGGAGCCTGATGTCGGAGCCTGATGTCGGAGCCTGATGTCGGAGCCTGATGTCGGAGCCTGATGTCGGGGGGTTTTTCATGTGGCAGCTTTGCAAAACCCGATACAGCTTGAGATAGGACTACTGCCAGAACCCTTTTCAAGCAAAACGTCCAAAAATCGCACGGTGCGATTTTTGAAACTACCACCTGCTTGGAGAATGAAGATGACAAAGACGACAAAGACGGCGATTAAGGTCCAAGGGATTCTTGATGATTTGGCAAACCCGGCCAACCCGGCCAATCAAGAAGTTCGCTTGATTAGCCCACGACAGCAAGGAACTTTTAAGTTCTGCCATGACGATTCGGGTTACGAAATTCCAATCGAGTCAATGCCGGTCAAGCAAATTGACAAACGCATCGTTTTGAAGCCAGAGGACGCTTCTAAGTTCCTCGCCAACAACGTCTTTTCCCACCAAAGAAAGATTCAAGAAAAGCGTCTCCGCACCCAATGCAAGGCAATCCAAAATGGATTGCATCATGGGAATACGATTGCAGACGCAGTCTTGGGCTTTGATTACTTTATCGAAGTCTATGACGGGAAAGGTGGCATGAACCTCAAAAAAGTTGAGCGTCTGCTGGTCAATGCTCAACATACACTACACGCCGTTATGGCAACCAAAATCCCTCTTGATGTTACCTACCAAGAGTGGTTTTGCCCTTCTTTTTCCGCTCTAGCCACGCTCTGGGCGACTTTCGACCAACCGGGTAGCCAAAGAACTCCCGAAGAAATTGCTTCGGCCTTTTTGGAATCTTTTTCCGAACCGGGCTGGTCGAACAAGTCTCTCAATAAGGTGGCATCTGCTTTCTTCGCAGCCAGCCTTGGCGAAATGTCCGGCAATATGCAGTATGGAAGTCGCTCCACTACCGCCGAGCGAATCAACATGCTCATGGAGAACGAAAACCGAGCAGTTCGGAAGTTCGTCAAAGACGTTTGTTGGGGACACCAAAAAGAGGTTGATAGTAAGTTCATGCAACGAATCGTCGTCATGATGATTATGATTCAAACGTACCGGGCAAGTCCAAGAATGGCACAGCAGTTTTGGGAACCCGTTCTCTTCGGAGGCAATCGAGTCGGTGGTCCCTCTGAGGCAAAGTACGAACTCAACCAGTGGTTGAAAAACCATGTCGTCGGTAATACCACCGGAGGCGATAAGCGAAAAGCAGTTACCAACAAAGACATGCAGATTGTCTGCATTCGAGCTTGGAACGCCTTTATGGATGACGTTCAAATCAAGTTCACCAAAATCGGTGAACACATCCCCACAATCAAGTCGGTCGCCAGACCGAGATAGTCAACCCTACCAGACCCCCACAAAAATCCCGCCCGGCTATTTTTACAATGGCTCGGCGGGATTTTTTTTGCCCATATGGAAAAATTCCAAAATCTGGATCGGAAAATCTTTGTAACAAACCTCCCTATTGTAAAATTTTTCCAAAAACATTAAAGATAAAAATGCCCCGTAATTGCGTGGCCACCCCTCCCCCCTGCATCTTTCGTGCCAAATTTTTCCAAAATAATTTTTTAATTGTTAATTTTGTTTAAGTTAGGATGTACCAGAGTTGAGCAAAAAATTGGTACATGCCAACATAGAAGACATAGAAAAAAAGGGGCGGGATGGTTCCCGCCCCTTCGCCTTAGACAAGTTCCGGTTCGACCACTTCGACCACTTCGACCGAACCTTTGACGGTCGTTGCGCCCTTGCGCACTGCCTTCGGCAAGGCGTCAGTGATTGCCGTAACCCTTGCCATTGCCGCATCAACGTCGGCCATGCGTTCGCTAATCGCATCCTCGCCCAACCGCTCGCCAGACAATGCTTCGGTCATCGCTTCGATGAGCAACTCGGCGGCACGTTCACGCTGAAAGCCCATCTTGGCCAGTAGCAAGGCCATCGTGGCCTTCAGGGGGATGGAAATGGTCGGGGTGTATTCCCCGTCCTGATTCCGCTTGATCGTGGCCTTGACATGCAGTGTCACGGTCTCATCGACCGTGACCTGCCCAACGGGCAGGTCGGGCGTGTCTTTCAGGAGCTTCGCAATCGCCACATGCAGCAAATCGTTCATCTGTTTTTCCTTTCGCAGAGGGGTGTGGGGTGTTGCGTAACCGTCCATTTCTGGTACATGCCAACATAGAAAAGAAAACAAAAGGTTCCCCTTTTGTTTAAGTTAGGATGTACCAATTTGCTCACTCAAAGAAAAAAAAGGGGCGGGATGGTTCCCGCCCCTTCGCCTTACGTTGTGGCGAAGTAGCCGTAAGGCAGGCCAAGCTGGAAACACAGGTGTTCGTTGTTGCCGCCCGTGTCGTGGGCATCGTGCAACCAGCGAAGGGCCGTTACTCGGTCGGGTGCGCCGCCGGTGATGAGCCGGTCGAAGAGGGCTTCGACTTCTTCAGCGGCTTGCGCTTGCGATGCCTCTTCTTCGATGCGGTTGCGTTCGCAGACGCCCGCAAGGCGTTGGAACTCGGCGTCCCACTGCGCCACCGTCCAGTTGGGCATCGCCCCACGGGGGCGGAAGCCGTAGGCGTCTTTGTGAAAGCAGCTCCAAACTTGCTGGAATTCTTCGACGGTCTGAATGGTCGTGGTCATGATCGGCCTCGCAGTGTAGTGTTGTGTTCCCCTCACACCCATTTCTGGTACATGCCAACATAGAAAAAAGAAAACAAAAGGGGCGGGAAGGTTCCCGCCCCTTGCTGCCTTACTCGCCGTAGTCCTCATCCGTGCCGTAGTAGCCGTAGTCCTCATCCGTGCCGTACCCAGCACCGGCAAGTACGTCGGCGTCGGCGTCTACGTCGTCACGGAACTGGTCTGGCTCGTCGTCGTAGTCGTCGCTGTCGCTGTCGTCGTCGCTGTCGCTGTCGTCGTAGTCGCTGTCGTCGGCCAATGCGATGGCTGCTGCGAGAAGCCGCTCGTTCTCAATGAGCAATTTTTGGAACTCGGTCATCGTTTTTCCTTTCAGAGAGTGGAGTAGTGTTACCGTCCCTTTCTGGTACATGCTAACATAGAAAAGAAAACAAAAGGGGCGGGATGGTTCCCGCCCCTTGCTGCCTTACTCGCCGTCGCATCACTTCACCTTGATGACACAGATGTTGGCGAGACGCTTGAACCGGATGTTCAGTGTCATGCCCGGTTGGGCATCTGCTTTGTTGATGTACCGACCTGCACGGCCTTCTGCAAACCATGGGTCGCTGATTTGGAAGTCCTTATTGGCATCCCAATCAGCTTTGACTTCTTTGCAAGATTTGTAATCACGACCGTAAGCGGGAACGCATGTCAGATACATCGCAGACCTTTCGCAAAGAGTAGTGTTTCGTAACCGTCCCTTTCTGGTACATGCCAACATAGAAAAAAGAAAACAAAAGGGGCAGGATGGTTCCCGCCCCTTCGCCTTTACGGGTTGAGATATTTCCCCGCTTCGTATGTGAAGACGACGGCATCCCCTTCGACCATATGGGGGATTTTCTCGCTCAGTAGGTCGGTGGCCGCTTGCTTCGTGAGGTTGAAGCCGTCCACGAATACCCGCAGCATGGCCTTGCGGTCTTTCGGGAACTTGAAGCCGTTGATGGCCCAAGCCACCATGCCGGGAGTGTGAACCCCTGACTTGCTGGTGAGTCGCACTTGAACGAGTTCGGTTGCCATTGTTCGATTCTCCGTGAGTTGTTTGTTTGTTACTTCCGTCCTTCTTTGGTACATGCCAACATAGAAAAGAAAACAAAAGGGGCGGGAAGGTTCCCGCCCCGGCACGATAGCCGGACTGAACGATTAGGCCGCTTTGAGCCGAGCGACCAGCAATTCCTTGAGCATTTGGGTCAAGACCGCCTTGACTTCGACGGGTTGCCCGTTGAACTTGTCCGGGCCAGCTTCGCCCAGATAGTTGTAGATCGTCATGCCCTCATCGAGCGACAGCTTGCCGGAAGCGACGGCAAGGCTCTTGAGTTCTTGGAGTTTCGCATACTCCACGAAATCCATATCGAGCGCCTTGCGGGTTTCCTCGACCTTTGCGGCGGTCACGATGCCCTTCGCAATGCGTTCCTCAATTTGGGCCTTCATGCGGGCGATGGCGGCAACGACTCGGTTCATCTTTCGGTTCTCCGCAGGTTTGAGTTTCGTATCCCTTACACAGTAATTACGGTTTGTTTTGGTTTACTCCCAAATTATGCCGCAATTTTCGGCCAATACTTTGCGGGGAGTAGGATAGTCTTGAACTCCCACCCCGCACCGTAGGCAAGGCGGTAGTTCGTCAGTAGGTGATTGCGGTCGCTTGCATCGGTTGCATAGTCGCAATGCTCCCACGAACGACCATAGGCCGGGTTGCGGGTGAGAATCTGGAACTTGTAACCGTCAACCGGGTCATACGCTTGTGGCCGTGCCATGTTTGTACTCCGCAGGGTTTGTTGCTTCCGTCCCTCTCTGGTACATGCTAACTTACTGGTCTATGGTGTAGGTGAAGCTAAACCCTTCCATATCGAAATTGATGTAGGGATGATCTTCGACGCCATGCGTATCCCCTTCGACGGAATAGGATACGTCGAAGCCCATTGATTGCTTGAGCGTATTCAACGCTGCAAGGCATTGCTCGAACTTCTGGCGAGCGGCGGGCAGGTGCTTGGCGATTGCTTGGCGTGCCGCTTCATGGGTGAGATAATACCCATCGAGCGAAAAAACGGTTGTGTTGATCGACCGCTTGCGGGGTTCGATGTGAATAACGTCATTCCACCAAACGGCGTAGTAAATAACGTCGATGCCGTACTTGTGGCGGTTGAACGTCACTTCGGGATACTTCGCAAGCAATTCGTTCGCAATGGTTTCCCGTTGTTCGGCAAACCGCTTCGCACGTTGTTCTGATGTTTCCATTTGTTCCTCCGTCCCTTTCTGGTACATGCTAACTTAGAAAATAGAAACAAAAAGGGGCGGGATGGTTCCCGCCCCTTCGCCTTTCGGCTTAGAACAACTCGGCAGCATCGACCAGCACGGCGACGGGTTCCGGTTCGATCACTTCGACCGAACCCTTGACCGTTACCGCACCCTTGCGGGTTTCCTTCGGCAAGGCGGCGGTGATTGCCGTAACCCTTGCCATTGCCGCATCCACGTCGGCAAGGCGGGCGAGTACCGTTTCCTCGCCTAGCAGCCCTTCGTTGAGGGCTTCGGTCATGGCGTCAACCAACAACTCGGCGGCACGTTCCCGCTGGAATCCCATCTTGGCGAGCAGCAAGGCCAGCGTAGCCTTGAGGGGGATGGAAACGGTCGGGGTGTATTCCCCGTCCTGATTCCGGCGAATCGTGGCCTTGACATGCAAGGTCACGGTTTCGTCCACTTCGACCACTCCCACCGGAACGTCCGGCGTATCCTTGAGCAGCTTGCCCAA